TTGAAATTATTAACATACATTAATTTCATAAGAATTATATTATTCTTAACTTTACATTTCGAGATTTATGTTTATCTTATTCTAAATTTCGATAAAAAAAAATTATATATGAATTTTTCGCAAATTATACTTGATAATAAAGTATTATCTTCTAAAGTAGCCTTAAATTTTAAAGAAAATCATGAATGGAAATCGTATACTTGGTTAGAGTTTACTAATTTAGTTAAACAAACAGCCAATGCTCTAAAGTCTTTAGGTGCTAAACCTGATGACAAGATTGCCATATATGCTGATAATATGCCGCAATGGATGATTTTAGATTTAGCGATTCTAACTATTGGAGCTGTTACTGTTCCAATTTTTGCTACTCTAACTTCTGAACAAGCGGAATATATAATAAATGACGCGAATGTAAAAATTATTCTTGCCGGAAATGAAAAACAATATACCAATTGTTTAAAGATCTATTCTAAAGGAACTTCTCTTGAACATATTTTAGTTGCTAAGAATTTTATTGAATTACAAAGTAAATATTCCTATCATTTTTATGAATTGATTAAAGATCAGTCAGCAGAATGCGAAGTAATTTCGAAAGATAAAGATGATATCGCTTCTATAATATATACTTCCGGAACAACCGGAGAACCTAAAGGCGTAATGCTTTCTCACGGAAATTTTATCGAAGCTTGTAAAGCTCATGAGAGTTTCTTTGGTTTTACTCCTAAAAATGAAAATTCATTAGTGTTTTTACCATTAAGTCATGTATTCGAGAAATGTTGGAGTTCTTTTGTTCTTTCAAGTGGTGGAAAGCTGAGCTTTTGTGAAAACCCTAAAGAAATATCACAATTTCTTTTAGAAGTGAAGCCGACAACCATGTGTTCGGTTCCTCGCCTTTTCCAAAAGATTTACATTTCTGTTAATGAAAAAATCCAAAACAGTCCCAAATTTTTAAAGAAATTATTTACATCCTCTTTGAAAATTGGTCAAAAATACTCCAATCTAAAAAGAAACGACAAAAAAATACCTTGGTTTTTAGCACTAAAGTATAAAATCGTTGATACACTGCTTTTCAAAAAAGTTAAGAAACAATTGGGAGGTAAACTTAGATTTATTCCTGTAGGAGGAGCTTCGATCAGTCCTGAAATAACAGAATTTTTGGATAGTATTGGAATTCATTTATGCGTGGGATATGGCTTAACTGAAACTACTGCGACTGTAGCAGCTTTTCCTCTGAAAAACTATGAGTATAATTCTGTTGGTAAACCCATGACAGGAGTACAAATACGTATAGGCGATGAGAATGAAATTTTAATTAAAGGATACGGGGTTTTTAAAGGTTATTATAAGAAAGAAAAAGAGACTAAAGATGCTTTTACTGCCGATGGATGGTTCAAAACCGGTGATGCAGGAAAATTTGACGAAAACGGTAATTTAATTATTATTGATCGCATTAAAGATTTAATGAAAACGTCTAACGGTAAATATATTTGTCCGCAGCCGATTGAAAATCTTTTAACCAATGATAACTATATTGAGAAAGCTGTGGTTGTGGGTGATAATAAACCATATGTAACTGCCTTATTAGTACCTAACTTTGAAGCGTTAAAACATTTTGCAGAAAATTTAAATATTCATTTTAATTCTTTTGAGGAGCTTATATCTCATCAAAAAATAAAAGATTTGTTCACTGCGAGAATCAATCATATTCAGCAACATTTAGCAGGATTTGAAAAAATTAAAAAATTTCAATTGCTTCCTATGGATTTTAACATGGATTCCGGTGAGATCACTCCTACTTTAAAAGTTAGACGTAAAATTGTATTGGAAAAATTTAAATTTCTAATCGATGATATGTATAGTTAACAGTAAATAAATTATTAATATTATAAAAAAAAACAACTAAGATTATCTTAGTTGTTTTTTGTTTATAATTAGTATAAGAAGAAACAGAGTATTGATCCGATTATAGTTTTATAACTATATTATTAATTGTTTATTGAAATATAAATTTAACATTCATCCCGATAAAATTTAATCTTAATAAAGATTATATTAAAGTTGGTTCAATCTAAAAATATTTCTATATTTGCGCTCTACTAAACAGAGAGGTGCTCGAGTGGTTGAAGAGGCTACCCTGGAAAGGTAGTATACGGGTAACCGTATCGTGGGTTCGAATCCCATCCTCTCTGCTAATAAACCCGCTTAAATAGCGGGTTTTCTTGTGTTTACGCGGTTTATAGCCCTTTTTTACGTTTTTTTACATGTGCCATATTCTGCCATATTCTGCCAATTTTTTGATACCTTTTTTTAAAAAAGTATCAAATTTTTTGATACCTTTAATCAAATTTATAATTACATGGATAGCTTATCATTACGCTTTATATTCGACAGGAAAAATGAAATTAAGAATAAAGGTAAAGAAACCGGGCTATTACACATTGAAGTAAGACAGAATAAAACCATTAACCGTTTATTTATATCTACAGGCATTAGATTAAAACCATCTGAATTTACATCCAAAAACGGATTTACCTGTAAAAACCATCCTAATGCAACTGCTATAACCGCTAAGGCTCATCGAATATTTAGGAATATTGAGGCATTTGTTTTATCGGAAAACTGCAATTCCTTAGAAGATGCCAAAAACTGGAATAAAGATGAATCTTTAACCCATTCAATAGTTGAATTTATAAATTCTGAATTAAAACGGCGCGACCCGTCTTTATCTGTCATAGAATATAATAAATCGTTTTTGAGAAGGCTTGAAGACTTCGGAAAAATTAAAGTATTTGCTGATTTAACCTACAAAAATTTATTAGACTTTGATGAATATTTAAGACAGTTTATTAAATCTGCCCCTACTCTTTACAAACGTCATAGTTTATTTAAGGGATATATTAATGAGGCGATTAAAAGGGGACTTTGTAAATCTAATCCCTACGATTTATTTAAAATTTCAAAAGGTAAGTCTAAGAAGCCTGTATTTTTAACTCCTGATGAAATTGACTGTATTTATTTATTTGAATTTGATAACCCTAAAATTGACAGAGTCAGAGAGTTATTCTTATTTCAATGTTATACCGGTATGTCATATGCTGACACTCAACTATTCAATAGTGAATATATCGTTGAACTGGACGGGTATAAAGTTATTCGGTCTAATAGAAAAAAGACCGACGAAAGTTTTATATCATTGCTTTTACCGGAAGCCGAAAGAGTGTTAAAAAAATTTGATTATAAACTACCTAAAATAAGCAATCAAAAATATAATGATTATTTAAAACTAGTTGGAGAATATGTCGGACTTACTAAAAAACTTACCAGTCACGTTGCTCGTCATACTTTTGCCACGTATTTACTTAATAAAAGTATTCCTATTGAAACAGTGAGCAGAGCTTTAGGCCATTCCAATTTAAAACAGACACAACACTACGCTAAAATGATGGGTAAAAAAGTGGTTGATGATATGAAAAAATTGATAGAGTGATAAATTAATTACTCACATTTTGGAAGAAGAACATCTTTATTATTCAAAATATTTTTAATTTCAGATATTATTTTTTTATAATTCACCTTTAGACATTCTATTTTTGTTTTCATCTTAAGTAAGTTATCTCTTATAAAGATAAAAATAAATATATCTTTAGCCAAAAAATGAAACTATAAAATGCATAATCGGAAAAATGAATTATACATAAAACACAAAAAAATCTTAATATTAAAGGCTTTTTGTACTTTAGAGAAAATCTTGTATCCTTATATAGCGATGAAATGAATTTACTAGTTTAAACACGGATTGTATTTGCTTTCTTTTTCATCAAAAGTAACATATGCTAAAAAGTCTTCGCGAGGATTATTACTGGACAAAGATGTCTTTATAGTATTATATGTAAAATTTAATCCAAATAAACTAAGTAAATCTACACTATCTTTTTCTATCATGTTAAAGAAAATAAAATCATTTTTAAGATGTTTCATTGTATGTAATAATCTTATTGTTTCGCTCAAGCCGAAATATTTTCCATTACAATATTGTTTCTGATAACTATTCAAATATGGAGGATCTAAGATTATTAATGTATCTCTATCATTAAATGTACTATATTTTTTAATAAAATCTTTATAGTCTAAACTATCTAAATGTACATTTTTTAAGTTTGCGTAAAATTCTTTATCATATTTTGTAGATAATTCATCCATAAAATAACAAAAATCAGATACATTTAAATCTTTAGTACTTCTTTTTGAGCTAAACACAAAGTTTTTAGCTAAATATTTTAGTAAATTTTTGTTATCCTGTATGTCAGTAATTAAATTTTGTAATTCTTCCCGTTTATCTTTAGAAAGTGTCTTATTGGATTTGACAAAACCTAGTTCAATTAATTTATCAATTAGTTTTTCTTTATAATTTATGTTATCTTTAAAATTATCGAAATAGTGATCATAATCGTTCGCTATAGCCTCTTTAACATGATTATCTCTTTTTAAATTATTAGAGATACAACAGGACCCGCCGAAGACTTCAATAACCCTTGTGTATTTTTTGTTTTTAATTAATTCCTTTATTTCTCTTATTCTATGTGCTTTAGACCCCGAAAAAGAAATTTTTAATAATGTTTTTGATGTTTTTTCCATTTTTAATTTTATATTTTTAATAAATTTGTATTCCTACGCAAAAGCAGAATAATTCTACTAAAGACTTACTGTCCCCGGTAGTGGATTATTCTGCTTTCTTTTTTTGCGTAGGAACTTAAAAGGAAACCGGGGACTTTTAAAAATCTTTTAAATACTATTAAAACTCTTTAATAATAGATTTTAATAAGTACCGGCTAACAAAAAACAAATGAATAGAAGTTATAATTATTTCGTTTTATTGATTAATTTCTAAAGCCTTATAAAATTATAGCTTATACCAACGCCTACGGTTGGTGTCCATCCGTTTTTAAAGTCAGTGCCATAGCCTCCAAAAACACCGATACCAACGGGTTTTATTTTGCTTTTTTTATTCTTGTAAATCCCTATTTCTTTGTCTTTTTCATCGATAATTAGTTTTGACAAATTTAATTGCTGTTTGTTTTTTTCTAATTGAATGTTTTGGATGTCTACTAAACTATCGCATTGATACGCTTGTTCTTTCAATTGTTGGACATCTTTTTGGCAAAGGGTATCGTTGTATTGCTGTATTCGTTCTTCTGTAATAAGCGTAATTTTTTCTTTCCCTTTCAGGTATATTTTTTTTACTTCTTGTTTTACTTGCTCCAACTTATCGTATTCTTTCTGTAGGCTGTCGTATTCTTTTTTGTAGGTTTTTACCTTTTTTTCTGAAACTTTAATTTCTTTTTGCTGTGTTTTGGTGATAACTTTTCTTTTACCGGCTTTATAAGACGTATAACAGGCGGCAAATATCATCACAAGCATTCCAACGGTAAATATGAATTTTTCTTTAGATTTCATTGGTTTAAGGTTTTTTCAACTCAAAATGAGGGTCATCGCACATCTTCCAATCGCCCCCCCATTCTACTGTAATATTTAATTCTTTGGCCGTTTTTTTTATGTGTTCTGCTATGGCTTTTAATCTTTTTCGTACTTCCGGTCCTTCTCCTTTTTCTCCTGTTTGTACGGATCCATTGTAATAAGGATATAAGTCTACCGCATAGCCGTAACCATCGGCCTTTGCTTGATGGTTGGACTTTTTTATCTCTCCATCGGCATAAGTTATAATTTTACCCTGCTTGGTTCGTCCCCGTGCGAAAAGTTCTTTTTGTTCTTGAGTGGACCGCAGCCCTTGAGTTATGGTGAAATCGTAAGGACTGTTTTGTATGGCCACTACCATTACGGTTACCAGATCAGGGTGTATATCTTTTAGGTTTTTATAGCTCCTGCTACTGAATTTATTCATATTCTAATTTTTTGATGTTTTGTTTTTTCTTGTTCTTTTTTTATGGGCTTTGTCTTGATTTTTTACTAGATTTTCTACGGCGGCTTCTTGTTGCTTTTTACTGTCTTCTTCTATTTCTTTTTGTGCAAAGGCCAACTCATTTTTAAGTTGGTTCAGTACCTTGTTTTTTCTTTCCTCCGAATTCAATAACTGTTTCCTTTTCGCTTTGATGTTAGTTACGTTTTTGCTTGTTATGGTTTTTATGGAATCGATATTCGGCAACTCAGAGACAGTAAAGCGGTTTTTCTTGCTTGCTGTATTTCTGTGATGCGTCCTATACTCTAAAGGGTAAGGCTTGAGTAAATAACAAAAAAGGAGTACTACAAGGGCCGATATGATAATTTTTAGTTTCATACTATTTTTCTTTTTTTAGTTTTTTTAATCTTAAAATAGCTTCGTTTGCTTCTCTAATTATTTTTTCGTTATCTTGAATATCTTTGGTTATATGGTGATATTCTTTTTTGGTTTCGCCTAAGTATTCCACCCATTTCTCATAACATTTTTGGTTTTGTTCTATGTACTTTTTTTCCAGTTCGTCATATTTTTCATCTTTTTTCTTCAGTTCTAAATAATACTCGTCTTTTTCCTCTTCTCTGTTTTTTTCGCATTCTATCTTTTCTCTTTTTTTATCTTCCAACTCATCGTGAAATATATAAGCGGGGATGAGCATTAAGGCGCAGACTAACAGAAATAAAAACTCTTTTTTGAAAGCGTTGGTTATAAACCAATCGCCGAAAGACATTATTTTATCTATTATTTCTTTCATTCGTTAAAAGGTTATATAAGCTAAAAAATCTTCCCGTACATTATTTTTTGAAATTGATGTCAGGCGCGTTTGGTAGGTATATTTAAGATTTAATAAGTCCAATAAAGCAGTAGTATCGTCTTTACGCATGTTAAAAAATAAGAAATCATTTCTTTTATCCTTCATAAGATTTAATAGTTTTAACGTCTCCGTGATACCGAAATACGTGGTATTTTGATATTGTTTTTGTCGCGCGTTCATATAGGGGGGATCCAAAACTACCAAAGTGGTTTTATCGTCATTTTGCACGTATTTATTGATAAAATCTTCATACTGTAATCGATCAAGCTGTACATTTTTTAATTCTTCATAATAAAGTCTTTCTTGACGTGTCGACAACTCACCCCTTAAATAATTGAAATCTTTTATATCTATGGTTTGATTTGCACGGATCGCACTATACACAAAATTTTTTGAGAGGAATGAAATTAAGTTTTTATCTTCTTTAATCGGGCTTAATAATTTTTTTAGATATTCTTGTTTTTCCGTGGAAAGCATGCTTTCTGATTTTTTAAATCCTTTTTGTAACAGTTGTTTTATAAGATTTTCTTTAAAAATTATATTTTCTTCGAATTTTTCAAAATATCCGTCAAAATCATTAGCAATGGCCTGATTGACGACCTTATCTCTCAACATATTGTTAGAAATACAACACGAGCCGCCGAAAACTTCTACTATTCTATTGTATTTTTTTGATTTTATTAAATCATATATATCCGGTATTCTTCTGTATTTTGATCCCGAAAACGCTAATTTCAGGACTTTGTTTTTACATCTCATATTTATTTTCTCTCAATTAATTACGGGCGGTATCTAAATTTTTAAGCAGGGATATGTTAACGTTATTTGTACTTTGCTGTTTTTGAAATCATTAAAGCTGTCATATACCCCTTCGAAATCAGTATTAGAAATAGTTACGCTACCATCCCAACAGTAATAATCCAACTGTCTGAGGGTGCTTCTGTTACCCATGATCGTACCCTTCCTAACTACATTTATTAATTGGTTTACATCGGTCTTGCCTTTCAATTCTTCAGGGACTTTAAATAAAGTTATTACCTCAGTTTCTTCGGTGTCGTCAATGTCTATGGTTGCCGTGATTACGACCAAATTTCCTTGTTTTACAGCTAAAAAAGAAGTTACGTTGGTTTTCGGATGAAAATTCCAGTTGAGAGTTTCTTTGTCGTAAATTTTTTGATTTATGTATGGGTAATCTTCAGGGGCGGGAGTATAATCGGTTGCCTTTTCTCCAAATTCGAATTTATATTTATACGAGCGTGGCGCTGCTATTCTAAGATAAACAGCTTCTGTTGGTTTTTTATAGGTAAATACTGAATATCTATTGCCTTTGATTTCTTTACGATCGATACATTTTTTGTTTTTATCATAAAAGGCAATAATCGGATTTCTTGTTTCGGAAGGTTTCCAAAATTTAACGGTTATTGCCCCGTTATCTTCAAACTCAATATAATTCGTCACTAATGCCCCCTGATCGCGTATAATTTCTCCGGTTTCTCCTAAAGTACCGGTTAAATCCTCGTTTTCACATTTTTTTTCGTACCAAAGGTTTTTTCCTCCTATACGAACATTTTTAACCGCTTTAATATCATATGCTATTTGTTTAAGAGTTTCTAATAATCGGTTTGCAAAAGGTTTTAGCGCAAAGGTCTGCATAGGGTAATTATTTTAAGGCTTCTTGATAAACATTTAGTGGATCTTCTGTTTGGAAATCTAATACAAAGTCTTCCGGTGCGTCTGTATAATCGGTTGCTTTTTCTCCAAATTCTACTTTGTATTTTCCGTTTGTAGTTGATGGACGCGGGGCCGATATTCGTAAATAAAAGGTATTAGCAGGTATATCAAGGATCTCTTCGGAATAAGTATTTTCATTGAGATCTACTTTTTTGATAAATTTTTTATCTTTATCGTAAAAGGCAATGACAGGGTGCCCCATTGAAGGCTTATTCCAACATTTTGCGACTACTTTCAAGTAGTCTTTAACCTCTATAAAGTCAGTATAAATATTATTTGGAGAGGTAGCTATGGACCCGTCAACATTTATATATCCAAACAATTTTTCTTTTTCGGATTTTCCTGTATACAGTAAATTTCTTGTTCCAATTTTGACGTTTTTTAAATTTTCGATATCTTTTTCTACCGTGTTTACCGTTTGTTTTTCTTTATCGGTAAAGGCATTGGTATTTGCATTGGACTCGTACATTTCCTTTATTTGGGATGCCGTTAATGTGGTAGATGTTCCCTCCTGTTTAGTCCATGTAAAATCGTTGGTGTCCCAAATGTAACGAGATACTTTTTTGCCTTTTCCTTCGTCTACATCGGCATAAAATCCGCCTTCTTTGGAAGGGTTCCACTTTTGTGCATTGATTTCGGTTTCGGGATAAGCCGCACACAAGGCTTCAAAGGAAGCATAAGTTCCTAAATATTTGTTGGAAAGACTTTTTAGTTTGTCTTTTTCTTGTTTGGTAAAGTTTTGCTCTGAAAGGCCTTTTCCTGCTTCTTTGTCTACTTTGTTGTTAAGAGTTTCATATAATTTTTTAATGTTATTACCTATTTGTTTAAAGGTTTCATTGGCTTTTTTCATCCATTCGGGTAGGTATAATAAGCTCATAGTTTTTTATTTTTTTAATAATTCTTCTTGATATATTTTTAAGGGATCTTCCTCTTGATGATTAATGGTTTCTTTTAACCAGGTTGAAAGCACTAATGGAGACCATAAAACAGAGGTTGTGGAGACTCCTGCTCTTAATTCTTCCAAAGTCCCGCTTATTGCAGTTCCGTTGTTTTCACTTACCCTCCCACCTCCTTTTTTAAAAAGTATTTTATTTAATTCTTCTAAAAGATTTTGTAAATCTGTAAAGATTTTTTTATTTACCATGATTTCATCTAACCCTCCAATAACCAAGGTTTCATTGGGGTAATCAATAGAATACACCTTGATTTTTTCAACAAATTCATGATTAGAATCACCCCCTGTTATCTTTACGGCTTTGTATCTTTTAGGATACGGTAACTTATATTTCTCATTCTTATTTTTAAATTGAAAATGAGATTTTTTAAGCTCCTCTTCTTCGTATGAATTAAATTCGTGCATTTTTTCTCAAAAATAATTCTAAGAAAAACGATTTATTATCGTGTATAGTAATTATTTAGTAATCATCTCTAACGATAACCTCCATGAATTTTTGAATGAAATATTTTTGAATAAAATATATAACATGAATTCAATCACATATAAATTTAATGGCATTAATTGCAAAGACTTGGGTATTGTAGTTTCTCAGTCTTTCGGACTAACGGATATGCCTAAACCTAAAGAGCTTTTAACCGCCAATTGGTCGGATGAACACGGTATCGAAGTCGATTTAGCTAACAGAGTTTTTGAAGCGAGGATAATTAAACTTAATTGCTATATGAAATGCAACAATGAAGAAGATTTTATTTCAAAGTCTCAACAATTAAATAAATTGTTTTTAAGCAGTTATAGTAAAGGCCTTGTAAGTTTGGTTATTGAGTTTCCTTATTCAAAACCGCTTGTATATGCAGTATATCTTTCAGGAGAAATAAACCATACAAAAAAATGGCGTAATGGAACATTTTTTTCAACGTTTACTCTTGAATTTACAGAGCCCGAACCCATGAAATTGACCTATGCCACTTTACAGGAAACCAGAGAGGTTAAATTTAATTTTAACAGTATTAAGAAAAATACTTTTATAACACTATACACCATCAAAGAAGAGATTATGTCTGTACGAAAAGAGATATTATTAAGAGAAGGAAGCGATCAACTGACCGTTTACTTTAACGCCTCAAATAATTTAAAAAACAGGGGATATATAATTTTAACGTGTAATAAAGGAGTTGATGAACTATATTTTTCTAATCCTGATAATTGTATTTTGCTGACTCGTGGAATCTAATAATAAAAGGAAATATGAATAATAAAACAAAATTTACTGTATATAGAGAACTTAATGGAGCTGTTAGAACATATAATTTAAACTCTTCACTAAAGGTATCTCAGGTTACATCAGCAACACAAATTACCACATTATTAAGTGATGATATAGTTAACATGACTATAATCAGTGCAACTCCGATTGATTTTAGGATTAACGACTATATATATGTATTCGATAAGATTTATAAATTAAATTCTATTCCTTCAATAGTCAAAGAAAGCTCAAGGAAGTTTACCTACCAAGTTAAATTTGAATCCTTGCAATATGATCTATTAAAATGCACGTATCTTATTCCTCAAAGTAAAGGAGATATAGACCTAAAAGGAGATTATTTAGTAGCTGATTTAAGAGGATTTGCGGAAGTTATTATTACTAATACACAAAGAGTATTCGGTAAGCGTTGGAGGCTGGGTGAATGTCCTACAAATACAGAATATAAAAACCTTTCCTTTGATGGACAAAATTGCCTCCAGGTGTTGCAAAGCTTATGTCAAGAATATGATACGGAATTTGAAATAATAAGTTCAACTGAATACCACACCATAAACATTAAAGAAGTTGTTGGAAACACCTATCCTTTCACCTTTGAATATGGCAAAATGGGTGGATTATATAATTTATCAAGAAATAATTGCAGTAATAAATCTTTGGTAACTCGATTATTTGTTTACGGGGGGACTAAGAATTTAAGTACAAAATATCGTCAAACCAAACTATGTTTACCGAATAAAAATAAGGTAACCTCTTATTTAGAAGAAAAAGAAGCCGTCAATAAGTTCGGAATTATTGAAAATGTCGTAAACTTTGACGATATTTATCCATGTCGCACGGGCAAAGTAACTTCTTTAGGAGGTAAATATTATCAATTTTGCGATGAGGAAATGTTTAATTTGAATGAAAAAGATGATCAAGGTACTCTTTGGTTAATTGAGGGGGCTAACGCTAAAGTACATTTTCAAACCGGTAATTTAGCGGGTTATGAGTTTGACGTGCACTCTTACGACAATAAACAAAAAATGTTTTCTTTAGTTCCTTTTGACGATGATAGAGGATTAAGGTTACCCAATGAAGAAAGTCCCGCCTTTCAAATAATGCCGGGAGATACGTATGTATTATTAAATATAAATTTACCTCAGAATTACATTGATGATGCGGAACAAAGATTACTAAAAAAGGGTGAAAAATACTATCAACAAAATTCACAACCTTATGTAGAATATTCTTTAATTATTGATCCTTTATTTTTAAAGAATAGAGAAGGAGAAGGATCGATAACCAATTTTTTCCAAGCCGGAGATTTAATAAAAATTAAAGATGAAGATATTAATGTTAATAAAAGTATAAGAATAAATTCATTTTCAAGAGACCTGATAAACCCTTATAAATATGAATTGACTATATCAGACACGGTAGAAACCAATATAATCACAAACATATTGGAGAATGTGATTAAAAACGATACAATTATCAAAGTAAATAATTTAAAAGATCCCGCTAGAATTAGACGTAATTGGCGAGATACTGAAGAATTGAAAGGATTAATATTTGACCCCGAGGGTAATTATTATACCGAAAAAATTAAGCCTGGAAGTATTGACACCATGATGTTATCGGTAGGTGCAAAATCTATGCAGTTCGACTTGATTAATACCCTGTTGGAGGCAAACTATCAAGGTGATTACAATGTTATAAAGGTTACGGGCGGCAGCTTGGTACACTACGCAATTGAACAAGATATCAAATATTGGAATTTAGGGTCTGGCACTACCAATTTAACTAATACTAATGCTTATTATATATATGCCCGATGTGAAAAAAAGGGGGACAATGGAATTCTTATTTTTTCTCAAGATCAAATTAGAGTTGATGATGACTCTACCTATTACCATTTCATTATCGGAGTGTTAAATTCAGTACAAGACAATGTCCGGTCAATTTCTCTGACGTATGGAAGTACTACTATAAACGGTAAATTTATACGAACCGGTAAAATTACTTCTTCAGACGGAAGCTCTTTTATGGACCTGGACAACAATCACCTTAAATTTGGAGACGATAATGCTTGTATTGAGTGGAACAGAAATAATGACAGAAAGTTGGTTATTAAAGGAACTATAGTACAAAGCCCTTCAGGAGATGAAAACGTTATTGGAGTATATAGGGGCGAATATGATAACTCGAAAAAATATTACGTGGGTGATGAAGTTACTTATTTAGGTTCTTCTTATCGAATGATTAAAGAGGCCAACCCTGGAAATACGCCCACCAACAGATCTTATTGGACTATTATATCTAAATCCGGTAAAGACGGCTATAACGGAAAAGACGGGATGAATGGCAAGGACGGCGCAAATGGAAAAAATGGAACGGATGGAAAAGACGGACTAAACGGTAAGGATGGAAAAGATGGTATAGACGGAAAGGACGGTTACAACGGTCCTGCATTAGTTTTTAGGGGTGAATATAAAGATCACACGGTTTATAGGGGTACTCGACAAACTGTTGAAGTGGTGAAATTTGTTGATATGTATTATATGACTAATATTGATGCCGGCGAATTTTCTAATATTTGGCCCTGGGCTGCCCATAAATGGACTCCTTTTGGAGCTAATTTTGAAAGTGTCGCTACAGATACTTTATTAGCCGAAAACGCTAATATCGGGGATTGGATAATCCAAAACGGTAAAATCACTTCACAAAATAAAACATCAGAAGGATCTCCTAAAGCGCAATTAAACGGGGTTAATGGTGGTATAAATTTTAAAAACGATTCTCAAATATATACCGAACAAAACACAACGGAGAACACTATAAACGAGATAAATATAAGCTCTGAAATTGGAGAAATTATGATTGCAAACGCTAAAGGTCATAAAACTACGGTAGGATCTCAAGGAATAGAAATTAACAGAGCAGGAAAAACAGTTTTTAAAACATATAATGATCGTGTTGAATTTAAGGCCGCTTTAATTGTAAAAGGGGACGCTTCCATGGATCAAAAATATTGGAATGAATGGGGTATATGTGGGCTTTATGCTAGTTCAAAAAACCATAGCAACAATCCTGCCCCCTCATGGGGCGCTTTTATCGAAGTTTTAAAAGCGAAAGGATTATACCTTAGTACGTTTGCTATTAATGGAGGAATTACTCTTAATGAAACTTCCTGCTTTACATTTTCAACTAATAACGATGATAGAATATATCTTCCAAATAAACCGCAAGAAGGACAATTACTTATTTTCCGTGCAATCTCTACATGCTCAATATACGGAAATGGAAAACAAATTTCAACTTTAAAAAGAGGCCTACAAGATGGAATTGCTTTAAATGAAAACAGCGCCATATTAATATTTGTGCATAATAAATGGATTCAAATAATTTAAAAACTACATAACCCTTAATAATAAATAAAAAGATAGTATTTTTATAATTACTTATTTTTCAGTATAAAAATAGTTGTTATCTTTGTGTTGATATTTAAACAAGGTGTTAATAACATCTTTACAATTTAAAAGCCTTGTAGTCATAGAAAAGGACCGCAAGGCTTTTATTTTTCCTTAACTTGCACTTTGCGTTATTTTACTATTTAATCAGATTTAGACTAACTTTAAGCAAAGCCCTTTACTATATTCCAACCAACAACTTATAGATGCTTGCATCAAAAGTTAATTAATTTAAATTATTAAAGCTGTTTTTTAAAAAATAACTACTCATTTTAGAGGTATCAACTTGTGTCCAATCATGAATGTTGGAATTTTGATTTTTTGACAGTACCTTTTCATAATAACCCATTGAAAAGGTTAATAGTTCTAAAATTACTGTATTATTGTTTTTTAACCAGTTAAATTTTTCATTTGATATAGTGCCTTTTTTGTTAAGGTACAATATGATTTTATATAGCTCGTTTTCGTTCATTTTTTTTTAAGTATTTTTATTAATAATTAAAAGTAAGTTTAAATTATGCTGTTTTTAAAGTAGAAATTTGGTGATGTATAAACTCCCTTCCTTTTTCCGTCCATACCGTTAACATACACGTCCGTTCAATCCCGTCACTACCTTTGTACAGGGTAGTTTTGGTTTTCGTAAATCCTTTGTCTTGAAACTTATGGTTCAATACCCAGACACCCGCTTGCTTATACTGTATTTTGTTATCTGCTAAAATTTTGTTTAATGTCCTTGCGCTCATTCCAAGCTCTTTGGCTATCAAATTTGTGTTATAGGTACTTTCAGAATTCAGTACGTTGTTGTAATACTCAACTTTGGGCGCTTGTTTTTGAAGTTCTTGCGCTTGTTTTGCGGATTGTTGTCTTAAATATTCAGTTTGTTGTCTTTCTTGCTTTAATTGTGTAGCTAACCCTATAACTAGATCAGGGTTTTGTATTAATTCGTCTATCTTTTGAGGGGTTGCCGTAAGACCGTGTCTTAATAGTTCTTTTATTCGATCGTTACACCATATAGCAAATGAAGGATTTAACCATCTTGCTAATTCTATTGCTACATCTTCATGCAGCCATGTGCCTTGCATATCGGGTATTCCCCCGCTTCTAACTATCACTAAATCAGCCGTTACGATTTTCTTCGTAACGCTCAAAACATGTATAAACTCTTTAGTTGATTGTAATTTCAACCAATCAGTAGGCCGTTTATTGAAGACTTTGGCCATTTCTGTTGCATTGATCAATAAATTATTCCCTTTCTGAAATTTTACGGAAATGTTGTTGTAGTTGAAGGTAACTACATTTTCTTGTGAGTTCTGCATAACTAAAATTTTAAATTTAAAAGCCCGTACGCTGCAGAACTCACATATACAAGGTATAAGATGTCACCGCTCCAAACGGCTCGTACGGGCTTAAATATTTTTTGGGATTTTTTACCTCTAAATATATTATGTAAATTCTGCATGACAAATGTATAAAATTTTTCAATTCTTACAAATATTTTTTTTATCTGTTTAACTATACAACTAAAACCGTCACGGTTCATCATGTACATAGGGTTTGTCTTACCATTTGATGCTTTATAACTGGATTCAAAGAACATTTGGAGTACAGCCGAATTTTCGGCGCTACTTAATAATTCTCTAATTGTCTGTAAAACATGTCGATGTTCCTTTGCAAACTTTTCTGCGACTAGCAAACTATTAGTTACTGCTTGACTATTTTCTATTTTTACTAATGTTTCCATAATCATATTAGATTTAATTTTTTAAAACTTCTAAACTCTTGCTTTTCTGTATCAAAGTACACTTGTAGAAAATCGTTTTTCTTCCTGTTGTCTGTTCCTGTTGTTTGAGGTAGATATTTTTCATTAAGCGTTCCCCATGCTTCCCTTATTTCTCCATTTACTTTTTGAAAATAAAATCTAACTATCCCCTCTTTCATTTCTTTAATTAACTTATAATTTCTCCATGCTTTTTTTAAGCATTCAGAAAATGTTATACCTGTAGTTTTGAAAAATTGCCAAGCGGTTTTCATAATTTTACTCAATATTGTTTTCATGGTTATAATTTTTTATTGTTTAGTAATTTTTATACAACAAATATATAAAGTTTTGATATTACAAAACAAATATAAAATTAAATATTTTTGTTAAAATAATGTTAAAGTTTAATTATTAAAAAACTTATTTGGTAAGTATGTTTATTTTTGTTAAAACAAGTTAAAGATATGGGTTTAAATATTGAAAAAGTATTACATCAAAAGGGTTTAAATAAAGCTAAACTTGCCGAATTACTTGGAAGAAAAGATAATAGAAGCTATGTTACCAATCTTTTAAAATCTCCGTCTTACGCGTCATTAGAAAAAATAGCGGATGTTTTAGGGGTTGATGTTAAAGACTTATTTGATGACACCAAAGAAGAAGGCTTAACCGCACTAATAGACTATAAAGGAGAATTTTTTAAAGCTAATACAGTTAACGAGTTGGAAAAAATTTTAGCTATAATAAAAGAAAAGGATTATTAAATAATAATTAGAGAATTTTTATTAGTTTTTAAAAATGATTTTGTTTACAACTTTTAAAGGCAAATAAAAATACATATTCTTTTTAATTTTCTATATCTATTTTTAAAACCTTTTCAGATTTGAGAATGTCTATAATGAGCTGTATTAATAGTATTTTTTGTTCTTGCTTCTTCATATAAGTAGGTGTATTGAAATTCTGGTAGTGGTGTAGAATTAAACATGTTTGCTTGTGAGTTTTGCCGAGTAGTTCTAAAATACTCAGGATAGGCCAATATACAACAAGCGTTAGCTTTTTCACATAAAGGGTAAAAGGTTTTTTTATCTGTAGTTAAAATAACATCTACATCTTGTGATTTACCCGATTCTATTATCATTAAATCTCTTATAATCCATTCCCTGGCCATTAGATAATTATGTGATTTAAAACCATAATTATCCGCTAATTCATTTAGCTTTTTTTTGGATAAGATAGGATGCAAGTCACGGTTAAAAATCAAAGATGTATTTAAATCAAAATCTATAAAATTCACATTACTGCTATCTATCACAGCTATAATACGTTTAATTTTTTCTAAATCATTTTCACTTGTAAGTAATTCGCTAATAGTGATTGTTGAAATATAAAAATGCCTTTCATTACCTTTATTAGACTTATTATGTGTCAAGTATCTGATAAATTCTTTTACAAATAATATAACCTCATCTGTAACATCATTATTTTCTGAGGTAAACAAAGAGCATATAATAGAAGTATCTAATAAGATATTCTCCCATTCATTTATAGGTTTATTGGTATCCATAAATAGATTTTAAAATATCATCAATAGTTTTAGAGCCTTTAGTTATTTCTAAGTTTATATATCCTTGCTCTTTGAGATTGTCAATTAAACTACCCTTTCCCAATACTCTAAAATTATTAGTCGTTTCAGCATAAATATCATTGCCCGTTTTTGCATTTTTTTTGATTTTTATCTTCATAGCTATTCTATCGGTTTTATATAAAGGCTTTAATTTTAAATCTAAGGTAGGATCTTTAATTAAGATACTTTTTGGATAAGTATCTATCTTAACATAACTTTTATTTGATTTTAAGGAATCACTTCCTAATTTAGAGATATAACCATATACAGTTTTATATACATAATAAAATTCGGGTATATCTTCATCTACTATATTGGTTAGATGTGCTATTTTATTTTTATTAGTATCGTAAGCGTTTATGTAAAAACCATTTTTAAACAGTATTCTTAGATTGTTGGCATAAACTTGTTCATTTTTTTCTAAATAGTCAAATGGAATCTCATTTAAATCTTTATGTAATTGAATGAAATTATTAGACAGGTTTTCATTGTATGTAGTAAAGTCTAAAGCATAGCAATTACCTCGTATATTGCTCAATGTACAATTAGCTTTACTACCATCATCAATAGCTTTATACAGGCTTTTTAATAAGTCTGACAATAAATCTAATGATATCCCCTCATTAGCATTAAGCCTTTGTTTATCATCATCTATTTGTAGTGAAAAATTATACATTTTTAGTCAATTCTTTATAGGTTACTTGCTTTTAAGCATTTTTAATACGCACAACAAATTTTAAGCCGTCTGTAACTTATCTATGATTACATCTATAAGTAAACCCTGTCAAAAAAGGGTTATATATTCAGACGTAAAAGATCAATAGTTTTCTATAATGTTAGTGCGAATTTATCTTATTACCTATTGGCCTGCACTATGTCTCACCAATTGTTGATTAAATTCTTTAGTCAATATACAATAACTTTTCTATTCAACCGCAAAATATTAGTTCCATTTTTTCATTAAGATTAAATTTTATTCGTATTTATCTAATCTTTATTTATTGTATTCCTATGATCTGACGTTAAAATAAAATTTACCAATCGGAATTTTCTATATCTTTTGAAGTAGAACCTTCTTTAATAGTTTTTTCTAAGTTTTCTAATGTAGCATTGGCTTTTTTGAAAGTTTTATAAAAAGCTTTAGCCATAATTGTTTTATTTGCACCTTTAGGATTGATTGGATATTCTTGGGCAATAAAGGACGTTGAATAATTTGGCAACGAATTTCCACTAACTATCATCTCTTTTTCATATTGTAAAAGTGTTACAATCGCTCTTGCTTTACCTTCTTTAACATCAACCCTCAATATATGCCATGCACTAACTTTCATCTTGAACACATTGATACCCTTATGTACATTCTCATATAGCCCTTTGCCAACAATTACTCCAGATTCTTTATCTTGGGTCTGAATTACTGATTTTCCACTTACATAATTATATGTAAAATAATTCAATGCCCTTTGGAAGATTTCATCTTTACTCATATTTGGCACTTCAATAATTCTAACAACGGTAACATTATTATTATCGTCTAAACTCCATTTACCTTGTATTTCTTTAAGCATCTCTTTTGCGCTCTGTCCAAAAGAAAATGTATAAATTAAAATAAATAAAACTAAAAAGATCTTTTTCATATAATTAATTTTGCCCTCAAATATATAAAATTTACTTTATTTTATCTCTAATAAAAATATTATTTTTATCTCCATTGATTATTTTAAAAGTAGATTGGTCGAATTTATATAGTAGTACTATGGCTTCCTCTCCCACCGAAAGATCTACATGAGCAATATGCTTTAAATAGATCCTTACCACGTCATACGGCTTGACATGTAAAGTGATCGTTGAATCTCCGTAAAGAATGTTTTGTTCTTGAGCTTCAAACACCCCCCTGCTGTCTACATAAACCCCGTAAGGCTCACCTTTCAACTTAAAATGTTCCATAATTTCATAAGTAGGAAAATCTTTTTCCATACAAGGTTTAATATAATCGAATAAAACGTGGGTCAATTCTCTAACGGTCCGGGCATTCTCAAGATCGTTTAATGAATCTTCACAATGCCCTCCCTTTTTTAGCATGATATTTTTTATTTGTTTGTTATCCATTTTTTTTATTTAATAGAATAATCCTTTTGCTCGGGCACTGTCCAGTCCCGAATTAGATTTAATATATTGTACCATGTCACTCATCATTTTTTCCATGGAATTTAATTTAAAGGTGTTCATTTCAATTTTACTCATCAAAGTAAGTTGGTCTCTCAATAAATTAAAAGAATTTAATTGATTCATGCGAATGGCATTCAACTGTCCGGCAATTAAATTTGCCGTATCTTCACTCACTCCTTTAATAGCTCCTGAGAGAGGGTCCATATCTGCAGAGTTAATGTTTTTAAAAAAATTTTCAAACTCCGTAAGCGCATTAGTAAAACTATTTCCCGCCTCGCTCAACCGGCTTTTCCATTTATCAAAATCAAACCCTGATAAGGAATTGTTATTATTACCCATATAATCAGACATATCCTTAACAAATTTGTCGGTTACCGGTTCTAATATGCGCAATTTAAGCGCGTTTTTAACGGAATTAGCAATGACCTGCTTAAACGTCTTTTCAAAATCTTTGGCCGCATCCTTACCCTCTGAAAAAGCAGTCGTAAAAACATCTGCCAATTGGTTTGCCACGTCTTTAAAATTTGTTTGAGTGAGGGTTTCTGCTATATTGTTTTGAATGTCGATGATTTGATTATTAATTTCATTTATTTGATTTTTCCAATCTTCAATCGCTCCGTTGTCGCGTTTCTTGCTTTTTTTCTTTTGCTCATTAGCTATTAACTCATTGAGTTTTTGTTGTTGAGATTGTAAATTTTGGATTTTATCCCGTTGCGTTGAGTAATAATCCTCTCCTACCGCTCTGCCTACTTCTCGTTCCATGTTTGAGAACAACCGCTGTATTTCAGCTAATTCAGATTTTAATTGTTTCGTTCTTCTTTGCAATTTTCTTGATTTGCGATCAAAGGCATCAGAAAGCGTACTGATCAGTCCCATAGCTCCACCTATTATTTGCGCCGGATTTTTATTTAATATACCCGAAATAGCCTGCATTCCTCCTTCTATTCCTTTAACGACTTTATCTAAATCTTCGGTATTATAGCCTAAATCCTTTAATCCGTTGGAAATCGCCTTTAAAGACATTATTGCTTTCTCTTCAAACTCTTGATATGCTTTTTTTAAGTTATCAAGCGCCTTGGATTTATTTATTTCCCCTTCCGCTTCCTTGTATTTTTTAATAGCCTTTCTAAGATTGGTTAGAGAAGAAGAAATAGAGGTTTCATAATCGTCTAATTGTTTTATAAGGTTCTTTTTAATTCCTTCATCACTAATATTGTCGATCATTTCTTTCATCTTCTTCGTGCTTTTCTTAAACACCTCTAAAGACACATCGCCCATCCCGTCAAATAGATGTTGCCAAATATCAGAACCTTGTATTTCCGAGGCGTCTAATTCACCGATAAGCCTGTCTTTAGTCTTTTCTATGAGAGGAATTAATTCTAAATACCCTTTTTCTCTTGCAAGCAATATATTTTTCTCGGCCTCGTCAACTATTTCTTTTCGTTGAGTTTCAAAAGTTTTAAAATTAGCCAATAAGTTATTTAAAATATCCTGCTGCGTTTTTTCGGATTCTTGATTGAGGAAATTAAACGCTTCATTTTTTTGCTCACCAAAAATATGAATCGCTCCTTCATCCAATTTTTGTTTGAATTCTGCAATTTTTTCCACATATTCAAATAAGGACCGGCTTTCATCTTTTGCTCGGGCAATACTGTCCTTTAATTGCTCAAAGGATGATTTTATACCTTTAATTTCATTAATTCTGTCCGTAAGGACGGATAGTTGATTGCCTTCAACTAAAGTTAATTGGTCTCCCTTATTTACGATATTGGCTTTTTGTTTTTCTAAATATTCTAAAAATGTATTTCCGTTTTTTAGTAAATCGGAAAATTGCCTATCTGCAGAATCTTTGCCCAAATTCTCGATCCATTTATAGTAATTAGAATATTGTTGACTCTTATAGGTCAATTCTTCATCAAATCCCCGTATTGCCAGATTGAAACGGATCTCTTCCGCTTTTTGATCTGCTTCTATCTTTTTGTCGGAAAGCTTTTTAATAAACTCCTTGTTTTTTTCTTCATACGCTGTTTTTGATATAATGTCATCAATTTTCCTGGATACCTCTTCCCAATATTTTAAAGATCCGTAAGGATATTCTTCTTTTTTAGTTTTAGTCTTTCTTTTGGATGATTTTTCAACGGAAATATTGTATTTATCTAACTCTTTTCGTGCTTCTTTGATCAGTTGGGTGTATTCTTTAAAATCTTTTTCTTGATTGGAGGTCCTGCCCGAGGACGGTAACGCTTCCAGTAATTTGGTGTACTCTTCTTCTCTTTTTTTCCAATATTCCTTATTTTTAGTTGCTGCAGGTGATTTTAGGGCGAATAATTTCTCGTCTAAATCAGCACGGCTATCTAGAATGTTTTTTAAAGCATAATTGATGGGTGATAAATAAGAAGGAATAACCGAAAATGAACTTCCTAATTTATCAACCTCGTCTTTAGTTTCAATAATTAATTTTTTTTGTTTCAACAGACTCTCAGTCCCTTGATTTACTAAAGATATCTTTTTTTCATGCGATAAATTCTCTTTATTCAATACATTTTGATTATCCAAAATAGCCAATGCCTGGTCAGTTAAAATTTTCTTTTGCTCTTCAAGGTATTTAATTTTCTCTTTTTCCGATAATTCTTGATACGCAGCCTCTTTGGCGTTTTGCTCGTTAAGTTTTTTTTGCTCTTTAAGTAATTTTAATTCTTCTTCTTGAGTCGCAAGTAATTTGGTTACATGAATAATTTCAAATACATTTTTGTCGTCTTTTACCGTTCTTTCATAACGTTCTCTTAATTCTTTAATTTTGTTTTCCACTTCTTCAATGCCTTTCGTGTTTATCTTAACATCGGCATCGTCCATGGCTTTATTTAAAATCTTTTGTTGCTCTGCCGCACTTTTGGCTTTAAAAGCATGAAGGTCTAAGTTTCGTAAATAGTCGGGGTATAAGGCTTTTAATTTATTGAAAGCTTCTACTTGAGCATAAATGGAGTTTGTTTGTGAATTGATCGTATCGACCCATCGTGAGGTATTTTCTCTTCTTTTTTGTCCTTCTTCCAATCGAGCATTTAATTTTTTTTGCGCTTCTTCTTGAGCGTTAGTGCTGTCATGCAAGGCCCACATAGTAGCGGTTAATCCAACAATGGTGGTGGTAATCAACACAAAAGGATGAGTAATTAATGCGGCATTTAAAGCTTTTTGGGCCACGGTTTCAGCCGCTAAGGCTACCGCTCGAGCCCTTGAAACTACAGTCAATCCCTGAGTGACCCTGGACAGATTAACCACGTTTGCAATCATAGTTGTAGTGTCTTTGGCTTTTTGAAGTGTATTATCTAGCATTAAAGCGGCGCGGTAAGCCCCGTAAGTACTGATAAGTGTAGTTAAAACTTTAACTAGTGCTTCATAGTTTTCAACTAAAAAAGCAGCGGCCGAAATTCCTCCTGAGAGTATACTTTGTGTTTTTGTGCCTATATCATTTAAGGCAACATCTACCGCATCAGATAGTTTTTCCCGTAGTCCAACCAATGATTCCGTTTGTTTGATCATCAAGTTATGGAATTTCCCGCCCTCTGAAGACATATTTTTAAGCGCTTTTTGAACCTCAGGAAATCCTACTTTTCCGGCCTCTACCATTTCGTTTATTTGGTTGGTATTAACTTTTAGGACCTTAGCTAATTCCTCATAAATAGGGATACCCCTCCCCGCAAATTGCCTGATGTCTACCGCATACGCTCTTCCTTGTGTCCTCAACGTACCGTATAAATACGCCAGGTCTCCGATTGGTTGAGATACCCCTGATGCAACATCCCCTAACATTTTGAGTTCATTGCGCACTTCATGTGCGGCACTCCCATAAGCTAACAACTGTTTTGCGGCTTTTGCGGAAGATTGCAAACCAAAAGGAGATTCGGAAGCAAAACTTACCAATTCGCCCATTAATTGGTCGGCCTTTGCCTTGCTTTGAAGCATAACTTCAAATGCTATTTGGTTTTGTTGAAACTCTCCTCTTACTTTTATTAATTGGTTGGTAAAGCCTTTTAAGGCTGTTAGCGAAAAATAAGCGGCAACCCCTGTGGATAGAGATTTAAAATACCCGTTCATTTTAGAGGTTTCATCTTTAACGGTACTTGATAAATTTTCAACATCTTTTTTAGTTTTATCGATACCCTGAATGGTTGCTTTAACAGGTTTATTGGAAGATAAATCTTTTATTTTTTGCTTCGCCGTCTCTAATTCTGTTGAATATGCGGTTACAGCAGACTTAGCATCGATAATTCTGTTTTTTAGTTCGTTCCATTTTTTGGACCCTTCACCAAAAGTTTTTTGTTGATATTTAAAGTTTTCGATCTCCTTATACAACTCTTTAATATTTCTTTTGGCTTCTTCCATAATAACCCGCTGCTTAACCATTTCGTTACTCACACTGTTTCCTGGAGCAGTAAGGATTAATTTATTTAAATTTACCCCGTATTTGGAAGCATTTTTTTGTATTAAATATTCTAACCTTTTACCGGAATTTACAACTGCAGTATCTAATTTAGAAAAATCATCCACGGCATTATTGGAAAAATTTTTAATTAAATCTTCCCCCTGTTTTATCGCTTTTTTTATAAGGCTTAGATCAATTTCAGCCGAAAAATTTAAAGCTCCTTCGTTATTGTTCATTATAGATTTTTATTTTGTTGATTTAGCATATAATTTATAATATCCTCATCTGTTTGATAGGACACCTTGTTTAATTGAGAGGTAGACGGAGTCTTTGATTCGTTTGTTTCGTATTCATAATTTGAAGCGTCTATCATCATTCGTTGAATGATTGGCCATGGAATAACCTCGTTCATTTCTTTCCATGTAAACCCAAAGTTTTTTTTTATTTCTCCCCTAATCCCGTATAAAGATTTTAAGCCTCTTTGTTTTCCTCTATCGGAGTCGGGATTGCTGTCCTTAGCGGGGCTAGTAATCTGATAGAGTTGGTAAAATCCACTAAATTTCCTATAGTATTAATCAACAGCGCAACCTCTACCAGTTTTGAAGGAGTTAATGAGCGGTAAAAAAGCCCTGTATAATATTTCAATTTTTTTTCATTCGTATATTCCATGCCTAAAACGGCAATAGCAACAATCTTTGCTAAGACAATCGCCTTTTCTCTAACTAACGTTATAGCTGCTTTATTTAGCTGCAATTGATTTTCATTATCTAGTGAATTTTCATATTCTAACTTTAAATATTCTTTAGAAAGCCTGTCTAAGACCTTTAATACCGGTTGTTTTATAACAAATTTTTTCTCTTTGCTTGTCTTTACTGTTTTATACGTTGCGGGGAAGAATGAAAATAGGCCCTCCCGTTTAATCTTTTCTTTTTTTATATATTCCACAGGAATTGAAAATTCAACTCCTTGATTTAACAACAAATCGTATTCTTGTCTTTCTGCTTGTAGTTTTTGAGATATATCCATGGTTGTATATAGTTAAAAAGCCTATATAGTAGGTTTTATATAGGCTTATTTACATGATTTTTTTATTTTTTATAAATTTTATTGCGCTAAAATTGTAAAACCAACGTTTACCGAGCCTATATACCCTCCTCCTGCTTTTTCACTGATTGTGGCTGAATTTTTGGTTATATTGGAAACTTCAACGTTTGAAGTATCTACTAATGGGTTTAATTCATTTACTCGATTTAAAATGGTCTCAGCATTATTATCCTTAAGCTTTCCTAAATCCGTGCTTTTTAAAATTGAATCTAACCTGATTAAGGGTTTAATAAATTTCTGTGTTTGCCATTTAGGTACACCTTCTTTAGTTGGTTCAAGTATTGTACACACTAAGTGTATTTGCATCAGTTCGTTTTTTGTAAAAGAACCGGATAATTTAGGCATTATGGATACTCTAGGATAAGCAAATATATATCCCTTTTCAGGAGTAATTTTACAGCTCCATTCTTTTGCTTCAATTTTATTTGGTGCACAATAAATGGCCTCGTCTCCCGTGCCTTTAATAGTTCCACCAAAAAGTTTTTGTAACGTTTCTAAATTAAAGTTCATTAAATCAAACTCAAAACTCTCTTTTCCTGGTACTGTTATTGAATCAATCGCCGTATCTGATTCTTCTGAATAAAAATCCGTTGTATCTCCATCTTCACTGTTAAATGTGAATGTTTCTCGTCTTGTATATCCCAATCGGAACCACTGATTAGTCATTCCTCCATCTGTAGGAATGGTTCCAAATTCTATTTTTTGAAGTCCCCTGGTTGTTGTCTTATCTGTTGCCATTTTCTATTATTTTATTTAAAATATGCTTTATAACTTATAAATTGAATTCTTATATTTATATAATGATTATTAGCGGTATCCACATCTTTAAGAGTATTTTCCCAAACTATATATAAGTTGTAATCCTCATTATAAATTTCATCTATTTTATTTCTTACTAATTCATTTAACTCGTTCAGCCTTTTTAAATTTGGCTGGTTTTGTATTTGATTTTTGTATTTTATTACCAAATCAGGAACATGAATATTAAGGTTATATGTCCCCTTTTGTATGTCTCCGGTTGAAAGTATTAAAGAGTTAATAACAATATCTTCTTTATTTGAGTTTGCCGGACGTTGCAGTTTATAAATTCCTCCGGTTAAACAGGCTTGTAAAGAGTGTATAGTCTTGAAAATTAAATCAAGTACATCTATATTGGTTCTCAACTTATTAACTTGTTTAGATTGGTAACCATTTTTGGAAGCTCCCGTCTGACTAATTCTTCAGAAGAAGTAAGGACATTATACCCTTTGCTTTCCACGTATACGGCATAGTTCATCCCCGCTACTACTATTAATGAATACGAGTTTTTGGGTTGTTCTGCAGCTAATTTTAACGCTAAACTCTCGCCTTTTTCAGCTCCCTGCATATTGTATTCTGCTAAACCATGACGGTTAAAACCTAGTTTTTTAACCACGCTTCCATCTTTAACAATCAGGTAACCTATGGAAGAACGCAAGTTATTGGTTATGTTTTTATAGCGCCCGTTATTTCTTGCCTCAATTACAGCTTGTTCTCCTAAATAACTTAAATTCATTAAAAGAATACTTTCTACCTTTTCAGTGTATTTATGAAATTTAGCCCTTATTTCGCCTAAATTAAATTCTGGTTTTAAACCCATAGTCTTGTATGTAATTGATCCATTCGCGAATACATCACAGGCAACTCCTGCACCCTTACGGATCCTTCTCCATCTATCACTCTAATAAGCGTTCCTTGAGTCACCTGTTTTGTACCCTTTGGGCATTGTATCAATGCCGTATATAAATAATTAACACCATCTACACCTTTAATAACTTTGCCGTTTCCGGCTTCATCCCTGCAATAACAATAATGTTTCCATTCAGTTTTTTGAGGTTGGTAATCACCGTTGCCATCCCGAATAGACTCAGCAATTACAAGTATTTCTAATTTATAGGGATATTGCATTACCATAAATGGACAGCACTTATTGTTGAACTTGTAAAAAACGTATCGTCTTCGCCTAATTCTTTTGCTAATGAAGAATACCACAACCGTATTGCTTCCATGTCCCAAGAAATGGAATACCCCCCCTCAGACAAAGTTTTTTGCTTCGGAAGATATATGCTGAATTCTTTAAAGAGTGTTTTTTTCAAAAGCAACACATCTTCTTCGGTCTTTACTTCTTTATCGGGTGAAAGTTTTTGATTTATTATGATTAAATCAACGGTTGCAATCTCAACTCCAAATGGAGCTAACGTTGCTAATAAGTATTCTTTATAAGTCATGGGATTATCTAAACTATTTTTCGGTCTTTAAACTAAATATTCCGTTGATTGAAGTAAATACAGGTAAGGCTATGACTTCTGCTTTAATAAAATCGGTTTGATTTGAATTTTGTTTCTCACCTACTCCCCATTGTGCAATTCGAATTCGCCCGTAATTAGAATATGTTATGTCGTCTTGCTGTCTTAATTCGTTGTCAGTGTGTGAATTTTTAATAACACCTAATTTCCCCTCAGGTACAAATACTAAGTTTTTTCCGTTAAAAGGACTGATTGTTTTTAATGATCCGTCCGGTAAACGTACATTTGTTTGGCGGCGAATCACTTTAAATTTTGGCAATTCATTGCTCTCCATAAATGAATTTAACTGACTTAATAAAATCGGACTGTTACTTTTATCCGTACCCAAAATAACTTGCTTTAATTTTTTAGCTTTCGTAATAAAACTAAGTTTTGCTTGAGAAATCCATATTTCAGAAAGTTTTATATTTTGGGCGGCATCCACTATACTCTGAATGTCTTCAAAAGGATCCACCGTATCTATATTAGATTGTACCCACTCTATGGTTGCAACTCCTTTATTGGAGTCAGGCATCTGATAATTGATACTCGTTTTAATCCCTTCAGGGTTATTATCTGCATTTAAATTATAAATTCCTTCATTGGATAATGCCCCTAAAAATATCATGTCAAGTTTTGCTTGAACCCCTTCCACCGCGTTTTTAACCGCGCCAAACATGATTTGCATTAATTCTTGCTTTTTTTTCTGATCGGGTAATAAACTGCTGTTTAGCAATTCTAATATCTTTCTGTACTCTTGCACAGGCAACGGAATAGAATGAGCATGTGTAAGATTTTTTGCACTAATTGTACTCAAACCTTGAGGTCCTCGAATCGGCTCTTTAGCATTCTCATCTATAGTCGCAGCGGCAATCGATAAATTATATTTACCTATGATTTCTTCAAAGTGATAACTGGTAGAAGGAATATCCCACGTCATATAATTCTCGTAAATAGGCGTGTCAAACAACAATTTATTTTGTCGTGAAGCTTCGTCAATGCGTAATTGTACTCTTTTAGTTAATTCTTTAAATATAGAGCTATATAAAATTGGTGGCATATTATTGATTTATAAATAAAATATTATGATTCTTTTTTAGATAATGGCCCTCTTTCCATTCCTCAGGAAAGGCACCCAACACGTTTTTAAGGATAACCGCTTCATACGAAATACTTACGGTTGTGTCTTTAATGTCGTCTACGGTTTTGTCGGACTCAACAACAAATTCTGGGATATTAGTAGGCTCATATAATATATCGCCTTCTTTTAAATCTTGAATCGGTTTTGATAATGTAATCGTGTCAAACGTAGTGTCATCAGTATCAATATCGGTAATTTTCACCTCTTCTCCACCACTTTTCACGACAACATCCCCTTTACATAGCAAGGACCCTTTAGGTATTCTGGGCTTAGAAGCGGTTCCACCGCCCACTATAACCACGTATTTGATAATTGTAGCTTCTAATTTGTCAAAATCAACTTTAACAAAAGATCCACGAGGAATAAAAGTCCCTATTGGTAATTTATTAGTGATATTGAACCCCCCGGGCAGCACTTTACTTTCTCCACGCCAAAAAGGCTGCTTACTGCCTGCATATTTTGTTTCTTTAAAATTTACTCCCATTTTTTTATTATTATGATTTATTCGGCAAACTTGCTACGAAATCTTTTTCTTCTTGAGCTAACATTGCATCATTGGTTACTTGAATTCCTGTTTTTTTGGTAGGTACTTCTAGATTTATTGTAGATTGCTTAATTTCAGAAAGTAATTGTTTTATTTCATCCTCTTTCAAATGATCGTCAATTTTAACACCGATCATGCGTCCTTCCGGTATTTCCATTTCTTTAACATATTTAGTAATAAGCTGCTGCCTTTTTTCCTTCCCTTGCTCTTCCAATAATTTTTTATTTTGTTCAGCAATACCGGCAATAAGTTGATCATTTGCCTTTTTGAAATCAAGAAACCAATTCGGTGCCCCCGATAAATTAGATTCGTTACCGTGTTCCTGTTTATTTTTTAAGCCTTCAAGTTCAGCAAGTTTGTTTTGTAGTAGGGACTTTTCCTGACGAACCGTATCTACTTCTCCTTGAAATGCTTTAAGAAGATTTTCAACCCCTGAGATAGCGGTATCAATATCTCCCTCTACTGTTACGTTATCAGCTAAATAACTAGCCATCCCATTAAATGCTTTTTCTCCAAACCCTAAATTTTTATATTTAGTTTTTAGCGCTGTTTTTATTTTTTCTTTCATTACAAAATATTTTGTAGCACAAAAATACATTACGGTATGAGCGCATCGCTTGATTTAAACGGGTAATTACTAAATAATTACTATAAAAATAAGCGTCTTTCCTGTTGCATACAGGAATATAAAAGGAGGTTAAAAACTAATTAATTACAGGTTTTGGAAAATGGGCTTTATAGGTAAAATATCTTTATTGTCTCTAATAAAATAAGGTAGAGACTTTGCTGTATTAATTCTTTTAAGATTTTCGCTTAACCAAAGTAAAAAGTTTGAAGGTAACTCTACCACTTCATTTACACTTTTCCAGTCAAGCTCTTTTCCACGCAACGTATAGTTGTTAAGTTTAAGCATTTCTTCATGTGTCATTAAAATTGGAAGCATACTGCATAAACATTGTGGGTGCCACCCTACAAATTGAAAATATTTAGGGTATTTACCCTTTAATGAATCGCATATTTTACAGGGATACGGGTTTTTGCTTCTTTTTATTTCATAGCCCACGACAAAGGGCATATCTTTCCATCTTTCAATATCTGCAGTTTTATATGCAATATTAATTTCAGTTCTTGCCAGGCGTAAAGCATTTTTTTTACTGCTTCGATAAACTCCTCTACCCGGCGCATATTCTTTCGCTGCTTTTGATAAAGTTAATTTGTTGTTTTGATCTTTAATTCTCCGAAAAAGCCTGTCCGGTTCGTTAAGATATTTTTTTATACCGATGCTCAATAAATGTGCAGATTGTCCACTACGCAAACAAGCGTCTATGCACAATTCTAACTCCTTTTTGTGTTGAGTGGTTAATTTCCAAACTCTATCGGACAAGTTTAAACCGTATCTTTTGCGTTCAAAAAAAGCATGTAAGGGAGCATCATTTCTTTTCAAAAACTTATCCTTGTTCTTGATTATTTTTATTTTTTTTACTAACTCGTCATTTTTAGTATTGGACAGGTTCCATTCCTTAGTAATTGAAACTTTCAATGAGGAATATAATTCTGAATACATATTTCGTAGTATATTCTTTACCAATTCAGCAAACGGATAATCATAAAAAGTAAATGCTTTTTTATGTAAGGTAATTCTATGAATTAGTATTAGTTCAATTAAAAGATCTGTATATTTTTCATAGAGTTTTTCAATCTGAATGGTATACTCATCTACTCTTTTACGGGCATCGTCAAGCATTTTACTTCTTACCTAGTTTTTATAAGGTTTTTAATAGGCCCTTTTCTTTCGACAGTTCAAATTCATAATATACCCCCGACCCGCTTTCATCTCTTAATTTATACCTTACTTCATTCATGGTTATTAGTATTTCAATTATAAAGTTTTCTAATTGTTTACTGTCGTTTTTAATATATATAGTATCTCCTACGCTAAATTTAGTTTTTATTTCCATTAGTTTAAATTTTTAAGATTAAATACCGGATTCAAAAATATTTACGGCTCTTTCTTTTTCTACCTTTTCCTCTTTTTCTATTTTAATTTTCTCTAATTCTTCTGATGCATTAGTTACATAAGGATTTAATGATACGGCGCTTTGTTGCGAAATAATTTCGTTCTGCTTTGCCTCTATTAAATCATTTAACAAGGTTGAGATGTCTTCATCAAATGGTTCTTGAAATTCATGGGTTATAGTCAATTTTTTACATTCTTCTTTTAATTTAACATCTAGAATATTTGAAATAATAGCTATAATCAAATTAGAGAATCGGTCCAACATAGCCCCATATATTTCCTTATTCATATCTGCTTTTATTTTAGCTAATATCATTAATTGCTTTAAAGCTTTACCGGACATATTACTGGTGCCTTTAATGTTTTCATAATCTATACTAGGTGTAAAGGCTCCCCTGAGTATGTGTTTATCTAAAAAATCCATTTCGTATTTTTTTCCTTCCGGTAAAGAATCATAAGTTAAATAACTGGCCCCGCCTTCACCGGTTAATTTGATTATTTTGCCCTGGTCGTTTTTTTCCGGCATGGAAGCTATTTTATCTATATGAAGTTTAAGGATTGGAGAAGAAAAATAATCATTGGTATCTGCATTAGTAGACGCTAACCATTCTTGCCTTTCAATAAGAGGATTCACGTCCCCGAATTCTGTATTTTGTTGAAATAAAATTACCGGTATCTTGCCTGCTAAATTAATTTCTATATTTACATCCCACCCTAAATTAGATTTAACACATCTGTAAATATTTTTTTTGGTGTATATATCACAATGTTGCTTTACATCGCCGCCGACTTTTAAGTTATATACTCTGGCGAAATTCAGTAATCTACCAAATTGATCTTTTGAATAATACAAATCATCTCCAAGGGATTTTGACAAGGGTTTAGCTAAAATGTCCGGTAGTCCTCCTTCTTCTTTTTCCCAATGGATTAATAAGGCACTTTCCGACTCAGCTCCGGCAATTCTTTTGCATTGTCTTATAGCATAGTCAAATCTTATTTTCTTTAAAACATCCAAAAACTTATGGTAGGCATTATCCGTTTTTTTCGATATTTGATTCCATTTAACCGGATTACCAAAAAGCATAACTAAGGAAATTTCATTGATGTATTTTGGATAATTTATAGGCAACTTCCATTGTTTTTTTAGGCCTATCCGTTCTCCTTTTTCATTGGTTAAAATCTTATCTTCTCTATCATTTATATTATGCGTGTTTACATTATATTTTTTAATATTACTTAACGCGTTTTCGCTGTTATTATCCAGTATTGACAAAATACCGCTTATATCTTTAGATGACAATAACTCATCAAACGTTTTATTTACTCCCATTATCAATATTTTAATATTTATTTATTTTAGTGAAAACCAAAAGTGTCTTTAGTTATATTTTCAAATCCCCCCGTATCCATGTATTCAAAATACATCCTCATAGTAAAACAATCTAACCAATCGGGTGAATGGCCAATAGTGTCTTTAATTTCTTCCTTCGGTTTAACCTCTAACTTGCCGTCACCGTCAACATTCCAAGTTTGAAGATTTCCTAGCTCCAGGATTATATTTTCTTTCTCGCTTTCGCTTATTTCCGCCTCAAACCCTATTTCATTATTATTTATCTTTTCCGCTAATTTATAAGCGCATTGAGTTTTAAGATTTTTATAATTTTCCTCATTAAAAGGTTTAGAGTTATTTTTAAACCCAATTACATTGCAATTGTCAACCACTCCACCACCAACCCCGTCTTCATCTACTAATACTCTGTAATTCGGTATTTTATATTTTTGCTGCAAATGTTTTATGTTCATTTGAATATCCGTTAGTCTCGAGGTATCAAATTGATTTTGGTAAATCAGTACATATCCATTCCACACAGTTATTCTGGCGACATCAGACCCAAACCGTGCTACGTCACAAACTATATAATACTTTCCATTCTTAACTGATAGTATATTATTAAATATTTGTAAAATGGTATCGTGGGCACACATAGCATTCGGGTTGTCTTCATAATCCCAATTAGCTTTTAAAAGCCTTTCTATTAATACCTTGTTATTAGACGTTTGAAGGTTTTTTATATAGCCGGAATCGATGAAAGGATTTTCAGTTACTAAGCATTGTAAAAAAGCGATGTGTGGAGGTAGTAATTTTTTAATATAGGGCTTATAAAATTTATTATAAAGCCAATTTTTTTTAGGATTACAAGTAATAAATATTTTTCCGATTAAGTCATATTTATCGTTCATCCATCGGTTAATCCTAGTTTTAAGGATATCATAAGCACCTAAATTAATTTGTCCGGCTTCTTCAATCCATCCTCCTGTATATTCTTTAGATCCGAATCTTTCATATAAAGGATCTTTCGGAAGGAATTGTAATTTTAAAAAATCTATCCTACTTCCATTGATAAATTCTATGAAATTATATTTTTCGTTTATTTTATAGTAATCTTTATCAATACCATATTGTTTAAACACTCTGCCGAAGGTCTGCCAAGTTGAAGTCATTAAATCAACTAAGGTCTCTCTACCTACAAACCATTTTGTTCCAGGGTATAAAAGACTCATAAAAGCTAAATAGGTACACCCTGTCCAGCTTTTTGCTCCTCCTGCGGCTCCTCCGTACACAACGTCTGTATGTACATCGTCTGTCAATAGTTGAAAGCAATCGTTTTGTTTTTTGTGAGACTTTCCATCCCTATCGGTTATAAACTCAAAATTTTTACGCTTGAATAATTCAATACGGGCTTCTAATAATGGATTATACCGGCACGGTGCATTCATTAAACTCAGCTATTGTTTTGTCCTTCACTTAATATTTTTTCAACCTTTTTTAAATTTTCGGTAGGTATTTTTGAGGCGTCAAATGATTTAAACAAATCATCACCATCTTTCCCTGTATGTTCATTAAACTGTTTGTTTTTCCAATTTTCGGGATCTTGATTAGTAAGAGCAAATATTATTGCTGCGGTATCAGGAAGGACATGTTTTGTTGTTGTTGTTATCTCCGTTGATTTTGGTTTTTTTACTGTCTTTGTTTCTACAACCTCATATCCGCGAATTTTTTTTAATAAAGATTTTTCAGCTTCTACTGCGTACATTTTACGTCTCTCTTTTTTTGCCTTTTTTATTTTCTCGGAAAAATCGGGTTTTTCTTTTTGCCACTCAAAATAGGTACAATCGGCAATTCCTACTCTTTTACATATCTCTGTAACGGTATAACTATCGGATTTTATTAAATCGGTTATTTCTTCTACTATCTCTTTGCTATACTTTGCCATATCAAGGGTTATTTTTTCACATTTTAAATAGAATCAAACTTTATATTATTCTTAATTTCTTTTTCGACCTGTATATATTTTTGTATAAAATTTTTATCGTATTGGATGTCTTCATCAAATTTTTTAATAAAAAAATAGACACTAGTAATGTGCCTATTTAGTTTTTTACTAATCTCATAAGTAGGTAATCCCAGCTTTCTTGCATAATGAACATACATCATTCTGCTTTGGGCATATTCAAGTTTTTTAGAATTAGAGGAAATATCATCGGATATATTAAACACAAGTTTAATTATCTTTTCTATTTGATCTAGGATAGAAAGGTCAATATCAATTTTTTTTATAAAATGAAATTGATCTAACCCGCATTCTTTTAACTTAGATAGTTGTTGATGTATATACTTGTCTGAACCTTTTAATGTACCGGTAAAAATTACTTCCAAAGAGATTTATTTAGTTTAAAATTATTTTTCTTAAATGTTGGTGTAGTTAAAGTTAACTTACCTTATCAAAAGTTAATGCCTTTACTGCCCATAGAAGAGCCCCTTCTAATTCAGTTATTGCTACAGAACACAATCTTTTCTGTTCTTGTGATTCAGAAGTAGCTCTTAAATTATTTAAGGTGTCTATTTTAGCTGCAACATTTTTTTTAAATTGGTAAACTAATTCATTTCCTGTAGGAGGGTTATTTAACCCTACCAACTTTCCCCCGTAACTTAAATTTTGATTTTCCATCTTTTTTAGATTTTTTAGTAATAGTATTTATACAAAAATACTTAATTTTTATTAATTCAACAAATTGATTTAATGTTATTTAATTTGTTTTATTTAAAGTGTAACTTTAAGCTGTGTTTTTTCTTCCAATTGCATTTCTGTTATAATCCTTGAAAGTTGAGCCTGTGAGATATTAAATATTTTTGATAAGGCGGGGATTGTATTTTCTTCATTTGATTTAAAATATTCATAAACCTTTATTTTCAGGACTTTAGGAATATCATCATATCTTTTAAAATCTCTCATTTTATTGGTTATAGTTTTATTATTTTTTATTCAAATAGTTATTTACTTTTTCAATGAACTCTTCTAATGAATAACATACCTCTACTTTATAATCTTTTCTTTCTGCGTCTTCGATAAACACTCGTTGATTTTCTCGTAATTTTCCGTTTTTTGCCTTCATTTCGATAAACAACCCATGATACCCTTCTTTTCCACGCATAAGAAAAAGGTCGGAGACCCCGGCCATAACTCCCTCTCCTTTCATTATGGCCGCCTCTATTTTGCCTCTTTTCCCTCCGTTTGGAATAGCGAAAATGGTTTCTTTGGGATATTGAAGCTTAAACCATTTGATACATGCTCTTTGTAACCGGCTTTCAGGGTTCTCGCGTTTTTTTCTTATTTTAATTTCTTCTTTATTTTCCATTTTTTAAGGTCAATATTTATTATTAATTTTTCATAAAACACAGCCAATGGGTTAATGATTGTTTGCCGGATTTGTGTCCAAAAAGAGGTTGAACTCCAAAGATTTCAATTATTTTTGAAAGGGGTATTTGATATTCATTCCATTTAAAAATTAAAAAGCCTTCTTTTTGCAATACTCTCATACATTCTTCAAATCCTGATTTTAAATCGTCTTCCCATGTAGGAAATAATTTGCCGTATTTTTGGGCTGTAAAGGAATTTAGACCCAGTTGATTTAAATGCGGTGGATCAAATACTACCATTTTAAAAGAGTTATCGTCAAAAGGCATTTTTCTAAAATCTCCTATGATATCGGGGCTTATTATTATACGTCTTCCATCGCATGCTGTCAATTCTGTCTTGCGTATATCCATGTAAACAGCACGTGGATCTTTTTTGTCAAACCACATCATTTTTGGACACAACAAGCATCTAGTATTATTTTATTTTCCATTTTTTTTATGCTAGTATTCTTTTTAACGTCTCTGTAATTTTTTAGATTACTTATATGAATAATTATGTTTTTAGAATTAATACTTCCAATCTTTGGGTTTGTCAATCCATTCAAAGCTATATACCCATACCCACGGATTTTCATCCCACGATTTAAATCCATATATGGATTGCCAAATAGATTGAAACCCTTTTCTAGCGGATGTAAAATTAAATCCACTTTCATGATAATAATCTTTGTACCTACTTACATAGTCCTCGAACATTTCAACCCCCTCTTTTATAGCGTCTTTTTCTGTAATATCCTGTAGCTTTTCAACCCTTACATCCGTTACTTTAAGAAATATCCTCACGGCTTTTTTTGGCATGAGTATAGGTCTTCCCCATTTCTTTAATTCAAAGTTTTCTATAAAACTATCATATTCGGTATCATAATTGATTTTATATAAATATGGTTCTTTTAAATAATCACTATATCCACTATATCCCCATTTTTCTCTTACCCACAGAATAACTCCTTTTTTTATTGGATTATCTTCTAACAAATTATCAATATTAATATCTACATTCGCCATATCTTTGCTTGTTACTCCCTCCTCAGTTGCTCCTGATAGATATTTTTCCCCTTGTTCTACTACCCTTTGTTTTGTTGGCTGTGGTTTAATTATTCTTCTTGTCTGGGTTTTATCTTCAGCTAGTATAGCTTGAATCATCGGAGTTGAAAAATTAATTGGTATATAGGTGTTTTTAGTTTTTTTCATTTGTTTATATTTATTTTTCTTATTCCTTTTGACGTTTGTTCCGCTAAACTTTGGATATTTTCATAAGACATTTCTAAGCATTCTTCATAATCAAGTCCATAATCTTCATTACAATCTTCACGTAATTGATCTGTGGATTGAAAATCTTTTGATATTTTCTTTAGAGCATCTAACATTAAATTGAATTCCTCTGCTTGTCTGTATGTTATTGTGATATTATTGTTTTTCATTTTTTATATTTATTATATAAATAATTTTCTATATCCGTTAATTCTAATACGATCCCACGGCTATACAAATCTTCATCATCATAAATATCAAATGTTGCATGAGGGATATCTGTTGTTATTAACCATAAACAGGCTCGTCCTATTGGACGCCATTGAATTTTAATAGGAATTTTTGGTAAAATAAAATCAATATTGTAATCTTCTAAACTTTCTTTTATTTCATCATAGTCTGATTCGTACAAAATTCCTATTTTATGATCTTTGTCTTTATACAGGAAAATATCCTCTCCTTCATAAAAACTTACTCTATTATATATAATACCTCTGAATTCTAATAAATCATAAGAATACCCATAACAAACCAAAAGCCCGTTTTTTCTGGCTTGTAAGTGCTCTTGATAGGTCATTTCTTCTCCAATTTGACGGCCATTTAATAATTGTGCTAATTCTTCTTTTTTCATGATTTTAGTTTTTTATTTAGTTTTGTCAATAACAGGAGTATCAAGAGATAAGTTTTTAAAATTTTTAATTAAGTTTATAGCTTCTTCTTTTGTATAAAAATCCGCACTGACTGCGATTATTTCACCGTTAACGGCTTTCAGGTAGACATCATATCGTCCATATGGTGATCGCTTTACTCCAAACCGTTCTCCATTTTTAGAATTTCTTATTACTGATTTTACCACTTTTTGACATTTAGTTTTTTGTGTAAATGAACCGCATTTAAGTAAAGTTTTATCCTCTTCGCCTTTTAATCTTAAATAGAAAAAGTTGTCTTCATTTTTATCTATTTCAAAAAAGTATTTTTTGTTGTTTGTGTGTGCCATGGTTTTAGTTTTTTAAATAATTATTATTTAGTTTTGTCAATAACAGGAGTTTCAAGAGATAAACATTTTAAATCTTCAATAAAGTTTTTAGCTTCTTTTTCTGTATCAAAATATTGTGAGTATGCTATTATTATCCCGTTTCCCGCTTTAAGATAAACTCTCCATGCGTTATAGAAAGGTTGTTCAATTATAAAACGTTCTCTGTTTTTAAAATTTCTTATTACAGATTTTATTCCTTCTTTACAATTAGTTTTGTATGTAAATTGCCAGCTTTCTAGGTAAATATTACCTTCTTCGTCTTTTAATTCGAAATAGAATAAGTTAAAACGTTCTTCTTTGTATATTTCAAAATAGAATTTTTCTTTGTTGTTATTTGAATGTTTCATGATTTTAGTTTTTTAAATAATTATTATTTAGTTTTGTCAACAATAGGAGTTTTAAGAGATAAACAGTTTAAATCTTTAATAAAGTTTTTAGCTTCTTCTTCTGCATCTAAAAAATTTGATTTTACTATTGTTCGACCGTTTCCCGCTTTAAGATAAACTCTCCATGCGTTATCTCCATTTGTTTTACTGTTCGAATTAGAACCAATAGCAATGCTATGCGATTTATACCCTAACGTTAAACCCTTTGAAGTACTACCCATTATAACGTTACAGGATTCATCTCCTTTAGTTATATACTCTGTATAATCATTATAACCGATAGTAGGACTATTTTTTTTGTTTGTAATTTGTTTTTTTGAGTTTTCCATTTTTTTATAATTTAGCTATATTTTTATCTTGATTTATTTATAAAGATTTACTTTTCTCTAAACGTTCAATAAATTGAGAAATGATGAAATTTACCTTTTCAATGTCTACAGGAGTAAACTTCAATGTCTTTTTGTTTTATTTTTTTAATGTTTTTTTTATTTCATATAGTTAAAAGATCCTTTTTTCTTTAGACAATTCAAACTCAAAAAACACATCAACCGATTCCATACACCTTGTTCTATATCTTATTTCATATAATGAAACTATTACTTCAATTATAAAAACTATTCGCTGCTCTCTATCATTTTTAATATATACTTGATCTCCTATATCAAATTTTGATTCTCTTATCCATCTTTTTGATGATATTATCATTTTAATTTTAATTTTAATAAAATGGTCTTACTATTTCTAAAACTTCTTCTTGCGTAAACATTCTGAATTTCCCCTCTTCATCAAACCCGTAATATTTATCGGGTTCAATAGTTACATCTAATATTTTACCTCCAACTAGCGCAGAATACGCTGTTAATGGACTGTTATTTTTATCATATTTAACAATAATTACTAATCCATGATGCGCTTTTACTATTGATCTGTTACCTACCGTACATGTAATGGAGTTTTTACCTTTGGTTTCGCTTAAGGAACAACTTCCAAAAGTCACGCAACATGCTTCGTCTCCTTCTGTATAACTTTGGGATTGATATCCTAAGGTTACACTATGTGAAAATTCCCCTTCTGTTTTGCTATTTGAATTCTCACCAAAAGTCACACTAAATGCGAATTCCTCTTTTGTATAACTTTGTGAATGATCCCCAAATGTTGCACTGTGTGAGTTGTAGCCTTCTGTGCGGCTTTGTGATAACTTACCTAAAGTAGCACTTGATGATTCATAACCTTTTGTATAACTGTTTGAATACTCATCAAGTGTTGCGCTTGGTGAATTCCCGCCCATTGTATAACTTTGTGACTGATTTCCTAAGGTTGCACTAGGAGAAAAATTCCCTTCTGTTTCACTTTTTGATTTGCTCCTCAAAGTTACACATGGTGACCCATGACCTACTGTTTTGCTTATCTTACTATTACTAAATAATTCTTTTAGCTTTCTGATAATTTTATTAAGAAAATTTTCTTTTTTCATAATTTTAGTTTTTTAATAGTTCTTTATCTCAACGCTATTGTTCTTTTATCTTTTCGGTAATATTTTTTTCCTGCTTCTATTTCTTTAGCATTTTCTAGATTTTCAATGGCTTTTTTTCTTGCTTGTTTTTTTTCTTTATGGGTAATTTCTCCTTTCATTTTGTGGGACGGTTTATTAATTTTTAAATTCATACTTTAAATTGTGACAAAATTTTTACGGATAACTGTTTCCACTTTTTGGGCGAGATCCTGAATGTAGGTAGATCCACTTATCTTTTTTATTGTAAATACTTTATCAGTTAACTCCTCTATTTCTTTTGCATTAAATTCTAAGTTTTCTTTAAATTTTTTGGATCTTTCATTGAATTCCTGTATTCTTTTTAACCGATCTATTACATGGAGTAACAACATGGATAAAACCACGTATTCATGAAATAATTTATCTTTTTCTTTTTTACTTATTTTTCTCATTTTTTAAGTTTTTTACAGTCTTTCATTGATCATCTTCTAAGGCTTTTCCCTTTTAATTCAATAATGTTAAACATCGAGAATAATCGATCGTATATACGTGGTCCGTATCTTTTACCAAATTGCCACAAGGTAGAATTCACATTTTCCAAAACATCGACTCTCCCATTTTTATCTTTGATAGAGCGTTTGTGGTAATTACAGCTTATTAAAGTTGTACTTCCCAAATCGTATCTTTTTTCCAGTATATCTTTGAATATTTCAGCCTTTCCATAGTTGTTTGCCTCTCGCTCTGTTAAAATATCATCATAATAGGCACGTCCATTGTTTTGTTGCAGCCAAAAGAAATCTTTATCAGCAGGCTCTGCGCATACCTCATATTTCTCTACAACTTGATTTGCCGTAAAGTATTTAAAAAACTGTTTGTATCTGGCTAATTTTATAAGATCTCCATTTAGATTTTTAATTGAAATATCTTGTTGCTGGCACACTTTAAATAGATAATGGAAAGCTTTAAAAAATGAAGTTTTTCCACAGCCATATCCCCCTATTACAAGTAATCCTTTATTTAAATCATGTGTGATTTTATCTCCTTTGTATAAAAGATTACTTTTGTAAAAATTATCTGACTTGGCAAAATAATAAAGTAAGGTGCATAAAAATTGATTTGCTTCTCCATCATTTGCATTTGGATTGAATTTTTCCTTGTTTACTTTATAAAACGCCTGACAGAAATATTTTTTTAATTCTTTTACATCCATGGTCCCAATAGGTTTTATAACTTCTTTTTTTTCAATAATGCCCTCAGCTTCATTTGCTTTTTTTTGGTATTCTTGATAAGCATATAATGCTGCTTCATAATCTTTTACAATATGATGTTCAGGATTATTTTGTTTTAAATAGTTATAAGTAGAAGGCCGTGTTGGGCGTTTGGGTATTAAATTTCCCAATCCTTCTTTATCTATTAATTGTGAAATCTTCATCGGCTGTTTCATTTCTTAAACCCTTATTTTTATAATTTCCTTCTAAAATTTTAATAAAATTGGCAGGGCTCATAATCCAATCAAAATCAGCTGTCCAGCTTTGTTTATTTTGCCCATTTAAAAATGTCGACTCCGACACCAAATCTATTACCTCATTTACTTTCTCTTTTCCAAATTCTTTTATCCTTGCGCTAACCGATGATATTCTTTTGTCCGTTATTTTTTGGACTATTGGTAAGTAAGTACATCTATCATTGAAATTATTTACTATTTCCTCACAATCTTTTTTTCTTTCTTCTTTTGTTGAATATCCCCCAGATGAATTTTTATTTTCTCCCTCTATTATTTTTTTTAAAAAAGGGGGCGCCTTTGGTTCTTTTTCTAAAAGAACATCATTCCTCATTTTACATTCTTCATTTTCATTCTTCATTATACATTCTTCATTCTTCATTATACATTCTACATTAGCTTCTGCTTTGCTTCTGGTTTGCTCCTGGTTTGCTTCTGCTTTGCTTCTGGTTTGCTCCTGGTTTGCTTCTGCTTTGCTTCTGGTTTGCTCCTGGTTTGCTTCTGCTTTGCTTCTTCTAGTTCCTTTTTTTTTGCCATTTTCATACTTACGAATATTAGCATCCAATTGCGGTTTTATTAGAGTAAAAATCACTTTGGGGATTTCACTTAATTCAACCTCTTTGAAGTTTAAAGAGTATTCAAATATTGCATTGTAAACCTCTGCTTGTGTTTCAGAAGGTAGTTGTTTTATTGATTCAAAAAAACTTCTATAAAATATGATACTGTCTCTTTCTTCCATTATGAAAACTTTTAAAATAGTCTTAATTTTTGTTGTAATTTTCAGGGTGCCTTGATTGCATTTGTTCTTTAAACTTTTCATCAAAATTATCTTTACCCATGTTTGCCAATGCTTCAGAGACATTGTTATATCCTAGCTTTTTTGCAAAAATGTTTTTTTTCATATATGTATCGTCAGGGTTTAAGGTTAACATCCCTTGTTTTGGGCTAAATAGATCGTTTGCCATTTGTACATTTTCCGACATTTTAGCGGCTTGTAAGATTAATTTTGCATTATTGGTTATTGCGGTACTTATGTTAACCATGGCTTTTGCTTTGTCTATTTCTAATGTACCTTCTTCTATACCTTCTAAGGCTTTAAATAATTTGTTGTTTAATTCGGATATGTTCATTTTCTTTTTATTTTATCTTTAATTTTTTTAGTTAAGTGTAGGGTTCTTTTTATCTCCGCCGGATATTGGTGTATGGTGTTTCTCTCCATTAATTCCTTGTTGCTTATACATTCTAAATTTTCAATAACACAATTCAAGGCGTTCCCATCTTTAAATACTATATTATATCCTTTGGGTATTTTGGTTTTTGTTTCTTTTTCCCATAACCATCGCTGCTTAGGCACCATCATATTGTCTCCAGGGGATTTTATATAATAATATTGGGTGCCCTTTTCATTACGTATTACTTCTTCAAAACTTTTTTTTGTTTGTTTGGGTTTTTGTCCTTTTTTAAATCTTGTTTTTAAGTTATTTTTTATAGCTTCTTCAGATAGGTATTCTGTCATTTTCTTACCCTTATTAAAGGGGGTTGATCCTTTTTTAAATAACCCAGCCTGTTTCCTTTTTTCAATGATTTCTTTAGGTATTTCAAGCCCTAATGATTTTAACTTACGCATTATAGTCCCATGGTTACTCCCTATTTCATCAGCTATCCTCTTTACGGGTTTATTCAAGTATTCGCGAATAATTATTTCTACTTGTTGATCTGTTAATGTCTTTCTCAAAGCAGTGATTTTTATTTATTCCTTCTAATGGATTATATTACCTTTGAAATTTTACATTAGTTAAACATATTGAATAAGAATATAATAATGTTAGTTGCTTTCTTCTTGTCTTAAATTCCTTCTTTTCATGATTATAACAGGTCTTAATTTTTCGTTATATCTTAATAGGAATTTAGGTTTAACACATATAACTTCAAGGTACCCTTTATATCCGCAATAAAAACCTGTTTGATACCCCTGACAATTCCATCCGTTAAATCCATCTTTTCTCAATTTCTCCATCAATGACAAATAATTTTTCATGGACATTTCCTTTTTCATAATTACCGTTATTACTTCATCGGGATCGTATTTCAGTCTTTTCCTCATGCGAACATGTTTATAAATAAAAAGATTTTAGTTGTTTATTGTCCACTAAGGAATTCTCTTAGTTTTATCAGAAAATTTAGCTAAATGCACTTTTCTTGGTAAGTCTTCAACAAATTTTTCTATTCTAAATTTTGTTTTAAAATAAGGGGTAAATGCTATTGCTCTACCATTTCCGGCTGTAAGACTGCATGTCCATTTTTTATTAGAAGCTTGTTTAATTATAAAACGTTCTCTATTTTTAGAATTCCTTATTACTGATTTTATCCCGTGTTTACAATTAGTTTTGTACGTATATGCGCCTCTTTCTAAATAAATATTACCTTCTTCGTCTTTTAATTGGAAATAGAAAAAGTTGTCTTCATTTTTATCTATTTCAAAAAAGTATTTTTTGTTGTTTCTTGGGTATATCATGGTTATTCAGTTTTGTCAACAACAGGCGTTTTTAGAGATAAGTTTTTAAAATTTTTAATTAAGTTTATAGCTTCTTCTTTTGTATAAAAATCCGCACTGACTGCGATTATTTCACCGTTAACGGCTTTCAGGTAGACATCATATCGTCCATATGGTGATCGCTTTACTCCAAACCGTTCTCCATTTTTAAAGTTACATATAACTGATTTTATTCCTTCTTGACAATCAGTTTTGCGTGTATATGGAAGGCTTCCTAGACAAATATTACCTTTTTCGTTTTTTAAACAGAAAAAGAATAAATTGTTATAATCTTTTGTTATTTTAAAATAGAATATCTCTTTGTTATTTGAGTGTATCATGATTTTAGTTTTTTTATTTAGTATTGTCTACAACATGCGTTTCAAGAGTTAAGCTTTTTAAATCTTCAATAAAGTTTTTAAATTCTTCTTTGGTGTTAAAAGCCGTTTTGAATGCTCTTGTTTTACCGTTTTCGGCTTTCAAAGAGCCTTTCCATTTTTCATCACGAGTTTGTTTAACTATAACCCGTGCATCATTTTTAGAATTTATTATTATTGATCTTATCCCTTTTAGACAATTAGTTTTTTGTGTATATGAACCGCTTTTTAGATAAATATTTCCGTTTTTATCTTTTAAATTGAAATAGAATAAATTGCATTGATCTTTGTTTATTTCAAAAAAGTATTTCTCGTTAATATTTGAATCTTTCATGGTTTTAGTATTGTCTATAACAGGAGTTTTTAGGGATAAGTTTTTTAAATCTTCAGTAAAGTTTCTAGCATCCACAATTGTATCAAAATAATAAGTTGATACTGCTATTATTTGACCGTTTTCGTTCCTCAGATGGAAGATCCATTTTTCTTCGTAAGTTTGTTCAATTATAAAACGTTCTCTGTTTTTAAAATTTCTTAATACTGATTTTAGTTCTTTTAGACAATCAGTTTTGTGTAGATATGGACGGCTTCTTATATAACTGTTACCTTCTTCATCTTTTAATTTGAAATAGAATCGATCATTGGTATATAAAACGTCGTCTTCAACTTTGTATATTTCAAAATATAATTTTTCTTTATTTGTTGAATGATTCATGGTTTTAATTTTTTATCTTAGTATTGTCTATAACAGGAGTTTTTAGGGATAAGTTTTTTAAATTTTTAATTAAGTTTATAGCTTCTTTTTCTGTATCAAAATATTGTGAGTGTGCTATTCTTTTGCCGTTTCCCGCTTTTAGAATGACTATCCATTTTTCATCGTAAATATGTTCTACCTCAAACCGAAATTCATTTTTAGAATTTCTTATTACTGTTTTTATTCCTTTTCGGCAATTAGTTTTGTTTGTATATCGCCAGCTTTCTAGGTAAATATTACCTTCTTCGTCTTTTAAATTGAAATAGAATAAATTGTATTGATCTTTGTTTATTTCAAAAAAGTATTTTTCGTTATTTGTAGAATGTATCATGATTTTAGTTTTTTTAAATAAGGATTTAATATTTCTAAAACTTCCTCTTCCGTAAACTCTCTGAAATTTCCTTTTTCATCAAATCCGTACGGCTTATCGGGCTCTATCGTTACATCTAAAATCTTTTCACCTACTTGCGCAGAATGTGTTTTTTTTGGAACTAACTCATCTTTTTTTAGTTTATATTCGACTATAGATACTAATCCATGATGAGCTTTTACAATTGACATGTAACCGTACGCACTTGTAATGGCGTTTTCACCTTTTGTTTCGCTTAGGGAATAACTTCCCAAAGTCACGCTATATGCTCCTTTTCCTTCTGTGTAGCTGTGTGATTTTTCCTCGAAGGTTGCGCTATGTGCCTGTTCCCCTTTAGTTTTGCTTTTTGATTTATTTCCTAAGGTTGCGCTTGGTGAGTTAATCTCCTTTGTTTTACTTTTTGATTTCTTCCCTAATGTTACACTAGGAGAAAAATCCCCCTTTGTTTTACTTTTTGATTTATTTCCTAAGGTTGCACTTGGTGAGTTAATATCCTTTGTTTTACTTTTAGAAGCCCTTATCTTTTCTTCTCCTTCTGTTTTTGTCTGTTGTATTATATTTTCCATGGTTTTAATTATTTATAAATATTCTTTATTGTTTTCAATACTGATTCTTATTTCATTTAAAAAGTTCAAGTCATTCGGTTCGGGTAGGTAATGACCGAATTCTTTTAATGAATATGCTCTTAATCTGTCTATTGCTATCGTTAAATCTTTACTGTTGAGTATTGACGTACTCTTCCAGTCTTCGCGAATCTCACCCGTTTTTTTATTTAGATGTTCGGTTTTAAAAATGTCCGAATTCAATTTCTTTTTAAATATTTCTAACTTTACATATTCTAAGGTGTCTCCATATTCCAGAGCGAAAGAACTTAACAGTAAATGCAAATAATTGTTTTGACTTATACTTCGTATGGGTTGTTTTTTTGTTAATTCGAAGGTTTTTTTATTGGTTATCAACCAATTAAAGTATTTTTTTGCTTTTTGAATGTCGACAGGTTTTTCTGCGTTGTAGAACATAATATTTTATCTATGTGTAAATATTTCATTATCAAACCCATCAATCCATTTAGGCTTGTAAAATTTAGTTTTAGACCTGAAAAAATTATAGGATTTATTAAAAGCGTTTTCAGCGATCATTTTGTTTAAACAATTGATCTTAAAATCAACCTTTCTTCTAGCATATTCTAAATACCCATCATCTACTTCTATAATGGAATAGTTAAATTTATCATCATACACAATGAATTTGAATTTAGGATTATGACTTAATCCTAGTATTATTAAACCTAAGGAATAAATCCCAAATTGAAGATCATATTGGAATTTACGCATGTCATATTCAAATTTTTCAGGTGTGCAATCGGATGCATATTTGAAATCGTAGAAAATTTTAGATTGAAAAGCGTCTAATTTTCCTTTAATTTTCCACCCTTTATATTCAAACTCTATTGCTTTTTGAAATTCTTCAACTTGCTCTAATTCCTCTAATATTTCATCTTGCGATAATAAATTATCACTTACATCTTTGCATTTTTGGTAATGGACAATGCTAATAACTTGCTTATTTTCGCAAATTGAATATATATAAGGGATTAAATGTTTTAAGTTTTCCGAACTTCCTTTTTTGTAAAACTCTTTAAATGTTTCATTGAATAGTATTTCAAAAATGGGTGATGTTTTGTCTATTCCTTTGCTCTTTATTTTTTCAACCACTGCATGGCAGAAATTAACTTGCAGTTCAGTAGATGGAATGTCTTCTAAAACTGCATAGTTCTTAATAAACAGATCAGGGGTAGTTATTAAAGTATCTATAACACTCCCCGTTATCATCCCTTCATTTGTTTTTTTAGGGCGCAGATAGTAGTTGATAAAATTTATCGGGCTATCCAAACATTTTAACGAAGAATAACTTAGTACTTTTTGCTTATTTTTAAGTCCTTCTATTAAAATGTCTTTTTCTGTCATATATTCTTGATTACTCATTAAGTATTCGTATTGATTTTCTATGTAATAGCTCTCTGAATATTGAGCTGCAAGTTCACTTGATGCGCTCATATTATTTGTTTTTTAATTCTTTAATTTTTTCTCTAATAGCTTCTTTATATTGCGTCTTCAATCCTTTAGGCGGGGTATTCCACTGTACACCAAATTCTCTTAAAAATTTTATATCCGTTGATCTTATAGCCTCTTGAAATTCCTTTTCTGTAAGCCATTGGGTAATTTTGGGTTTATTTTGTGCATTTTGAATTGTTTTATTACCGTCATCGTCTTCTGCTTGTAGTCCTAAAAGTGATTGAAGAGTATATCTACGGTAATAGGTAATGGCGGATCCTGTTTTTTGCGGGTCTTGAAATACTGGCAATTCTATTTCACTAGTTACGTTTTCTCCTGAATCGATATCCGTTATCGTAGATATTACTTTATTATCCTTTATAGGCTGCATAAGAAGTAAATTATTTTTATGCAATAAAGGCTCAACGTGCTCGATGAGCTGGTTTACATCAAAATACTTGGATTGAAAAAATGGATTTATTTCATTTTTTATAAGTTTACCTATTTCGAGTTTTACTTGAAATAGTTTTTTGTATATACTTGTTTTATTTTCCATAGTGATTTTAAGATTTTCTATGACTTTATTTCTTCTTTTAAGAACTCTTGAATTTTTTCAATACTTGACATGGTAAGCAACCACCATGTGAAATAATTATATATCCTTTTCATGGTATGCTAAGTATTCTTTCAATGATTTAAAAGTCTTACCGTTACTAAATGCGCTTTGTATTTGATTATTTTTAAACCCTTTAATTATTGATTGGTGTCTATTCTCTTGAGTGTCTACCTTTTTAAGGTATTTTTCGTATGCCTTCGCTAATGTGATATTATTATTTTCTAAGGCTTCATCGTAAAGAAGTTTTACGCCTTTTATTGTAGTGTCCATTTTGTAATGTTTTAAAAATATACTTTTACTTCTCTTTCCAGGTCCTCTACTATTTCATCGATTATACTGTCATAAGGTTTATTGAAGTTGTAAAGGGTTGAATAAGAGTCGATAACTTCTTCCCAGTAATCGCAGGAGTAATCGTAATTTTGAAAATCTTTTGTCCAATAAAATTTAACACTTACGATGGATCCTTCTATTTTTTCTATCTCGTAATGTAAATTGCTTTCTTTAGGAAGTATTATTATGTTGAATAAAACCTCAAGAGACTCTTGAAAAATTGACTCAGCTAATTTTTTTGATACTTCTCTTTTTTTAGTTATATTTGCACTTATTGTTTTCATGATAATATTTAATTGATATTATTGTGATTAAGTCCTGTTGCTGCAGGGCTTTTTTTTTATTTTATTATTCTAATTTTTGATTAGCGATTTTACAGGTAAAGGGTTTTGAACGTTTTTGTTTTCTACATGATTTTTTGTAAATGCTCGAAAAACTCATTATATTTCTCTGTCTCTAATTCGGAAATGCGATCGATATTGAATTGGTTTAGTAATTCTTTAACTTCTTGATTTTTTTTAAACCTTATAAGAGAGTTAATCTTTTTTTTGATTTTATCGAATTTTATATTGTCGGTGAGTTTGTAGAAAGGCTCTACAGGCGGGATATTTTTTTTACCCTCTTTCTTGTTTTGTTTTATACTTTCTTCTGTCGGTTCATTTAAATCAACAGTATCTAAGAAATTTTTACCGCATTTTTTTAATACTTTTAAGGCCTTTTCTCCAAATTCTATATTAATTTTTATATTTATTTCCATAACAAGACAATTTTTTAAGGTTTTTTCTAATTATACGTTCTGTGTTTATTTATAAAATCTTCAACCCACTGCTCGGTTATGACTCTTTTTTTTCTGATGTTACCCACCAAGAAAGTATCATCTAATCCTATTGTGCCCTTGTCTATCATTCGGTAAATGGTGCGGGCAGACAATGAAGTCCTCGCGCTCACTTCTTTTATGGTTAAGACATTCATAATAAATTTTATTACATTACTCGTTTTACGATGGTTTCATTTAATGAAGCAGAGACATTAAATTTTTTGCCTGAATCGGTATTTATTTTAATTTTTTAAAGAGTTCTCTATCTTTAGAACTAATTGTTTATACTCTTTTCTAATTGTATCTGAGGTAAGACTGTTGCGCTCCCCTTTTAAGCATTGACGTATATAATATCCGGTAAAACCGTGTTTCTCTGATAATTTATTTACTACTAAAGAATTCCACTTATTCCTTTTTTGAGTATTTTTGAACAT